CCACAAGGTACTCAAGGTGTCCAAGGTGCTCAAGGTATTCAAGGCCGTCAAGGTACTCAGGGTACAACAGGTAACACTGGTACTCAAGGTATAACAGGTAACACTGGTGCTCAAGGTACTCAGGGTATTCAGGGTATTACAGGTATTGGTAGCCAAGGTATTCAAGGTATTACTGGTTCTCAGGGTACTCAAGGTACTCAAGGTCGTCAAGGTACCACAGGTTCTCAGGGTGCTCAAGGTATTCAGGGTGTTACAGGTGCCGGTACTCAAGGTATTCAGGGTATTACAGGTGCCGGTACTCAAGGTATTCAGGGTATTACTGGTTCTCAAGGCGCTCAAGGTACTCAAGGCCGTCAAGGCACTACAGGTTCTCAAGGCGCTACAGGTGCTCAAGGTCTACAAGGCATTCAAGGTCCACAAGGCACTACAGGCACTCAAGGCGCCACAGGTTCTCAAGGCGCTACTGGTTCTCAAGGCGCTCAAGGTACTCAAGGCCGTCAAGGCACTACAGGTTCTCAGGGCGCTACAGGTTCTCAGGGCGCTATAGGCTCTCAAGGTACTACTGGTGCCCAAGGCACAAGCGGTGCAACAGAAACAGCATCATCTCTTTTAACCAAACTTATAACAGTCGATGGACCTGGTTCGGCACTAGATGCTGACACTCTTGATGGTATAAATTCTGATGCCTTTTTAACAACAAATGGTACTGCGACTTCAACAGCTACTTTCCCTGTGGGTATGTACGTTGGGTTCAATGCTTACTATGATGGAGTTGATGTTCGCTGGGAAGCAAAGTCAACCCAACAAGGTTGGTACGTATTCCGCAATGGTGGTAACGGTACCGGCTTAGAACTTTATGTAGAAGACGGCTCAGTTACTGCCAACGCAGTAGTAAATACTTACGCTTCGTACATGTGGCGCGATGGAGATTTCTTCTCCGGAGCAAATAAATTCTGGCATGCTGGTAACGACGGTGCTGGTACAGGCCTTGATGCTGACACGCTTGACGGTTATAGTTCTGCTTCGTTCGTGTTCCAAAACCAAAGTTACAATACTACATACCTTGGCTTTACCCATGTTGGTTCAAACTCTGGTATGTCTGCAGCTGACTACGCTCTTTACCAAGAAGCTGGTGCTTGGACTGGTCCTCTTTATCCTGATTTAATTTTCGCGTTCCACACCGGCATTAAAATTATGTCACAAACCGGATACGGTGGTACAAAATTTTACGGCGCGACGCCAAGCTACATTGGCTCAACTGATCCTCTGTTCATTGTCGGTAACATCGACAATGCTACTTCGCATGTTTCACACGCTATTACGTCTACAACAACAGACGGATTCGGATTAGAGTTCCTTATTAATGGAACATACATCGATGGGCGTTACGCTCACCGCCTTGCCAAATATGATGTTGGTGGTGGTGTACCTCTGTATGTACAGAAAACTTCTGGTACAGCAGGGTCGTGGACAACTATCGCTCGTTTTGGTAGTTTTAGTGGAAACACGAATGAATTTGAGGTTTTTGGTCCCGGTGCTTTTTCTGATCGTATTGCTGCTACTGCCGCAACATTTACCGCTGGTAGCTTCAACGCCTCTAATGGTATGCATCTATTTTTTAGTTCAAACGAAAGTAATATTTACTCTCTACAAAACGGTGTTTCTTGGCGGGCGCTCAACATTGACAGTAGTATACTTCGCTTAAATGGAAATACCGCTGGTCCAACATATATTTATAATGGGTTGTATGGATACACTACGATCGTTTGTACTGCCACCCCAACTGGGCAGACTGGTTTAGCGGTTATAACAAAGTCTGGCGGTGTTGATGGTACTAGCTATCTATATGTAAACGGACATAACCATTTTCAAATACAACCTATATCGGGTAGTGCTGGTACTGTGTGGCATTCAGGTATTGACGGCGCTGGTTCAGGTCTCGATGCTGACACTGTTGATGGATTCCATTCATACCAGTTCCCTCACTCTACTGATAATTCAGGATACGGCTGGGGTTCTAGTATGAACGTCAGCAATATGAATGCTGTTCTTGGTACTACTTCTACTACACAGCGTTGTGGCTTTTCAACGTACAATAACCCAACAAACTCTCCTAATGGTGATTGGGTGCACTGGATCTCTCATTTCGGAAGCCAGTGGGTTGATGTAGATAAGTATGGATTCCAGATTGCTCACGGTTTCTGGAACAACAATATGTGGGTTCGTAGAGTAAACGATGATACCTGGGGTTCCTGGGTTAAGATGTGGAATGCTGACAATGACGGCTCGGGCTCAGGCTTAGATGCTGATCTTCTAGATGGTATTGATAGTACTGGATTTATAAAAGGTACGACAAATACTTGGATTACAGATGCTGGTAGTGTACAACGTTTTTATTTCCAGGCTTCTAGTACTACTTATGTTAAAGGCCACGGCTCAACCCCCATCGAATTCCGAAACGGAAGCGATGCTAATATTACCAATATTGACTCTTCTGGTAACTTAACAGCTGTAGCAAACGTAACCGCTTATTCTGATATACGACTGAAAGAAGATCTCTTAGTAATTAACAGCGCTCTTGACAAAGTTATGACTCTTACAGGGTACACCTTTACTCGTAAAGACTCAAAACAAAGACAAACTGGTCTTATTGCTCAGGATGTAGAAAAGATCCTAGCAGAAGCTGTGATGACAGACGAAAAAACTGGTATCAAATCCCTTGCTTATGGAAATCTAATGGGTCTTATGGTTGAAGCTATTAAAGAGCTTAAGCGAGAAATAGAGGAACTTAAGAGATGACGCTAGCTGCTTCAGGCACAATGAGTATCGGAGGTTCAACTTCTACCCGCTCTATCAACTTAGAACTTGGTAGAGCGCAAAATGCTACTTCTAGCATGAATGAAAGCGCACTTAGAACGCTTGCGGGAGTTCCATCTGGAGCTATTAGTATATCTAATTTCTATGGAAAATCTAACTTTACTCCAACTACTGTAACATACAATACCGGATCTGGTACTGAAACAGCCCCAACTGGATGGTCTTCTTGCCGTATACGTATTTGGGGAGGCGGAGGAGGCGGCGGTAGAAGTAACGGACTTAGTGCTCCTGGCGGCGGTGGAGGCGGTGGTGGATTTTCTGAAAAAACTATTACTGGAAGCGGGTCTTCAACCATAAACTACGTTGTGGGTAATGGAGGAGCAGGTAGAACAGCTTCAAGTGTCGGAAGCGGCACAACAGCTGGACAAACTAGAGTTGGCGATGTAACTGCTACTGGTGGATTTGCTGGAACTAATATGTCTGCAAATGGAGGCGCAGGCGGTGCTGAAACTAGTGGAGGTTCAGGAGGTACAGCTACTGGCGGATCTACAAATACCACTGGTAACTCTGGTAATGCTGTTCTAGGTGATACCGATGGTGGGGGTGATGCTGCTGGAACTGGAGGAGGTGACGGTGGAACAAACTGGGATGGATATCTTGATGCCGGTATTTGGACAACATCTACCTTTCCATCAGACGGATCCGCTCCAGGAGGAGGGGGAGGCGGTGGCGCTTGGAGTACCGCAGGTGATTTTCTTGACATAGCAGGTATGAATGGTAGCATAGGTCGCGTAGAATTCTACTACACATAAACAGGAACGGATTTGGTCGCAAAAGCTTTAGATATGACTGCTGAGGTAATCAATGAATAATAAAGGAGAAAAATGATAGAATATACAATACATAAACAGACAGAAAAGACTGTCGAGATTATTATTATTGACCCAGAAACTGGCCTAACCCACAATCGGACAATTAATATAGGTGATTGCACCACAACAGATTTATTTAATGAACGTATTGAGAGCCACCTAAGAGCTTTCAAGCATAGAATTAATATAGGAGTTATTACGGAGTCTACGATTCCAGCAACAGAAGGTCTGCCCACAGATATAGTAATAGACCCAGCATTGTCTAAACAAAGCAAGCTGGCACTAGCTACCGTAGTAGAGGTTAAGTCTCTAGAAAAGCAAGCACAGGTACAGGAACGACTGACAAAATTAAATAGCGAAAGTAAAAAAGATAATACTGCTATCGCGGAAGCAACTACTAAACTGCAGGAGCTTACTGCAGCTATTGATACCCTAGTAATTGATAAATCTAATATAGAGAAGGAATAAGAATATGGAAGAGAAAAAAGTAAACCTGGAAGTGACTGCCCAGGAGTTTAACATTATAATGGCAGGATTACGTGAGTTACCCCACAAAATTTCTGCGACAGTCATAGATGCGTTAGGTAAACAAGTGCAAAAACAAGTAAACCCAGATGGAACACCTAAGTAATGAAAGTCTCTAGGCTAGACGTAATCAGTAACAAAATAGTAGATTTAAGCTTCGAGCCCAACAGGTTTCTGAAGCTCAATGTCGAACGCTATTTAGAGGAACTAGGAGTAATTCCCGTAGATCCTCAGATAGCGATTATAAACGCTATTAATAACCCAAAGTACCGCTTTATCTGCGCCGCGATTTCCAGACGTTTAGGTAAAACCTATATCGCCAATATCATCGGCCAACTTGTAACGCTAGTACCTGGGTCAAATGTTCTAATTATGTCGCCTAACTACAGACTCTCACAAATTTCATTCGATTTGCAAAGACAGCTGATTAAACACTTCAACCTAGAAGTAACACGAGATAACGCTAAGGATAGCATCATCGAACTATCTAACGGATCAACGATTCGTATGGGTTCGGTAAACCAAGTAGACTCAGTAGTTGGTCGATCCTACGACCTAATTATCTTCGACGAGGCCGCTCTAACTGATGAAGGTGAAAACGCCTTTAATATTGCGCTTCGTCCTACACTAGACAAACCAAATTCAAAAGCTCTATTTATTTCCACACCTCGTGGTAAGAATAACTGGTTTGCTAAGTTCTATGAACGTGGGTCATCGAACGAATTCCCTGAGTGGTGTTCAATTCACGCCACATGGAAGGATAATCCTAGGATCGACACGCGCGACATTGAGGAAGCCATGAGAACAATGAGTCAAGCGGAGTTTAAACAAGAGTACGAAGCTGACTTTAGCACATACGAGGGCAGAATCTGGGACTTCAACTTCGATACACAGGTGCAAGACCTTTCGGCGCTGGACCTTACTGGCATGGATATTTTTGCTGGCCTCGACGCAGGTTATCGAGACCCGACGGCCTTCGCCGTATTTGCATACGATTCGAAAAACGATATATACTATCTCATTGGCGAGTACTCTAATCAGGAGAAAACCACAGAGAAACACGCGAAAGCCATTCAGTATTATATTGACAAGTATGATATTGATATGATATTTGTTGACTCCGCTGCTCAGCAGTTCCGAGCCGACTTGGCTGGCGAGCACGGCATATCTACAATCGACGCTAAAAAATCAGTCTTAGACGGAATCGCTCATGTAGGTGCTATCGTTGATAATAATAAACTCGTCGTCGATCAAAGATGTATCGAGTGCCTAAAATCGCTGGAAGCTTACAGATGGGATCCAAATCCCGGCCTACTTAAAGAAAAGCCTCTTCACACATGGGCATCACACTTAGCCGACGCCATACGTTACGGTCTATATTCCTATGTCAATAGCTTTACTGGGTTCTAGGGATATCTCACTTGTCAAAAATTTTACTTGACTATCAAAACGAGTCGCGATATTATTATTGTAATATAGAAAGAGTGTATGACGGTCGAAAATCTTAAACGTTATAGCGTTAAATATATTAGAGATGGCGCAAAAAGTGCCTACAAAAAAGACGATCACTGTCACATTTGTGATACTGCTGAAGAGTTACAACTTCACCACTATACTGGCCTAGCAGATTTGTGGGCTATGTGGTGCAGAAAAAACCGAATTAAAATCAATACTGTTGACGATGTTATGGAACACCGTGAACACTTTATCGCCCAGCATTATGATCAGCTATACCACGACGTGGTAACTCTGTGCAAACTCCATCATGCTGACTTACACCAAATGTTCGGGAAAGCACCCGCGATCGGGTCCTCTAAGGCACAAGCACGATGGATCGAAGTTAAAAGGAAGAAATGGCTAGAAAAGAATCAATCTTAAAATCTTTTACTAGCAGGTTTCGTCCGCAAGTAGTAGAAAAATTAAATCCAGGCCAGCGTTATATAGCTATGCAAGAGGGTCCAACTATTGACCCCGCGCCAAACAGTTATTTTTCATACTACGAACAATTAGGCGTAGTTAACCGCGCTGTAAATATGGTAATAGACGCGGCTTCGCAAATTGATATTATTGTAGGCGATGACAAGCTTAACCAAGATATGCCTCCTAGAGGCGGAACAAAGAAGGCACGGGTAGAGAAACTTTTAAACTCCGAGCCTAATCCATTTCAGGATATCTCTACATTTCGTAGACTTATTTATTCGGATCTGCTAGTAGACGGTAATGCTTTTATTTACTATGATGGAGTACATATCTATCATCTTCCAGCATACTTAGTCTCTATTGAAACAGACTATAAGTTGTATATAAAAGAATTTACTATGGATGGCCCTGGCGGCACAATTAAGTACGAACCAGATGAAGTCATACATATTAAGGATAACTCTATACGAGGTGTCTACAGAGGTATATCTAGACTTAGCTCAGCTAAATCATCTATGACACTACTCTGGAGAATGATTAAGTACCAAGATAAGTTTTTTGAGAATGGAGCCATTCCTGGTCTTGTTCTTAAATCGCCTAACTCTCTTAGTGAAAAGCTAAAAGAGAAGATGATTGAAAGTTGGTTAAAACAATACTCACCAAATGCTGGCGGCAGACGTCCGCTGATTTTAGATGGGGGTATGGAGCTTGATAGACTATCGAATACAAACTTTAAAGAACTCGATTTTGAAAATAGTATAGTAAAGCAAGAGCATGCAGTTCTTAAAACACTGGGCATTCCTCCTATTCTTCTTGATGGTGGTAATAATGCTAACATTAGACCTAATCAAAGACTATTTTACATAGAAACTGTAATTCCTCTTGTGCACAAAGTTATGAAAGGCTACGAAAGATTTTTTGGCTGGGAACTGATTCCAGACAACGATATTCCAGGCCTACAGCCAGAATTACAAGAGCAAGCAAACTACGCGGTAGCTCTTGTTAACGGTGGCGTAATTACTCCAAATGAAGCTAGAAAAACTTTAGCATTTGAAGATTCTGAAGATAAACTTATGGATGAAATTAGAGTTCCAGTTAACGTTGCCGGCTCTGCCGCTGACCCTAGCCAAGGTGGAAGACCACCGAAGAAAGACCCTAATGAATAGAACACCCGCAACAGCTATGGCGCGCGATGTTGCAAAGTTTTTAATAGATAAAAAAGTAAATCCTTTAGAAATTACAGCTGCTCAGTACGATGATTTAGCTCCGCCCTATAGGGCAGTTAGAATGAAATTGTATTTCCTAACGTTTGCTCGCGCCATGAAACATGTAGCTAGCCAAGTTGAAAGATTACAAAAACGTACTGTAATCAAGAAGCCTATTAAAGCTAGAGAAAAACAAACCAATGGTGAAGTATAGAGGTCAAAATATCAGCCTAGTGCCATCCGATGGTATGAAGTCAGAAGCTGAAAGAGCACTAGCTTGGAAAGCTGATGGCAAACGTGGCGGTACAAGAGTTGGATTAGCTCGTGCAAATCAGCTAAAAAATAAAACCGAGCTTTCGCCTAGCACTGTGAGAAGAATGTTCAGCTTCTTTAGTCGCCACGAGGTGGATAAACAGGCTCAAGGGTTTAGCCCAGGAGAAGAAGGTTATCCTTCCCCCGGCCGCGTGGCCTGGGCTTTATGGGGCGGAGACGCTGGGTTTAGTTGGTCCCGTGCTAAAGTAGCAACTATGGATAGGCTAGACGAAAAAAAGAGTATGGACGAAGAATACGAAGAAGAAGAAGAACATGGCTCTTCATATATTTCTACCTACTTATTAGATATTGCCGACGTAGGCAAAAAATTACATGATATGCTTGGAGACGAGGATAACTTACCTGGGCATATAATTTCAAAGGTTATACTAGCAACTGACTATATACGTGATGCACGTGATTATATTAAGTCAGAAGGATACGAAAAACAACTAGACGAAGAGTACGACTATGAAGGAGAGATGGCTAAATCCGAGATTAGGATTATGCTAAATGCTGTAGAAGAAATTAACGGCATGCTCTCAGAAGAAATTAGTTTGCCTATGTACGTCGTATCCAAAGTCATGCTAGCTTGTACTTACGTAAAAGACTCATATGAATATATAAAACAAGAAATGCAAAAAGCAGCTCCTGAAGACTTAAAGACTGGAGATTTTGTTTCTTGGAACTCTAGTGGTGGAACTGCTCGTGGAAAAATTAAACGAGTAGTAAGAAACGGGGAAACAGGTATACAAGGCATTAGTGGAACACCAGAAGATCCTGCGGCAGTAATTACTGTGTGGAGAAAATCCGGTGATAAGTATGAGGCATCAGATGTAGAAGTAGCCCACAAATTTTCTACCCTAAGAAAAATAGAAAGTCTAATGAAACAAGATAGAATCTATACATTAATATCAAAGATGAAGTCTGTTTCCGAGGATTCATCTACTATTACAATACGGGGAATGGCATCTACTACAGATACAGATAGAGTAGGAGATGTAATTATATCCGAAGCTTGGACTAAAGGGGGAACCGAAAGCTACTTACGTAACCCTATCATACTATTTAACCATGACCACAACAGACCAATAGGGCGAGGTACTTCTTTACGGGTTACAGATAAAGGACTAGAAATTACAGCTAAAATTAGCAAAGCTGATCCTTACATCTCTAAACTGATTTCTGACGGTATTTTAACTACTTTTTCTGTTGGGTTTAAAGTTAAAGACGCCGACTATATAAAAGATACTGGAGGTTTACTAATTAAAGATGCAGAGCTATACGAAGTATCAGTAGTATCAATACCTGCTAATACAGCTGCAGAATTTAATGTAGTAAAAAATTATCAATCAATGGACGAGTTTAAGAAAGGGCTTACTGTGCCCACCCTACCCGACTTGGGTAATCAAGAGGCACTGCCCTCTTCTAAGGAAAATGTAAAAATGAATGAAGAAGAAATGAAGAAATTTCTAGCTGAAATTTCTAAAACAGCTACCGCAGCTGCAAAAATGGCTGTCGCTGAAGAAACTGCTGCTCGTAAAGCTGCAGAAGAGACTGAAAAGCTCCGCATCAAGGCAGAAGAAGAAGCACGTGAAATCGCTGTAAAAGCAGGCGCATCAGGTGCAGAAAAACTTCTAGCAGAAGTAGCAAAAACTTTTGCTGAAAAAAGCGCAGTAACAGACGCAAAAGTAGAAGCTCTAGAAGCCGACCTACGTGACCGTAGCAAGGACCTAGCTGCTCTACGTGAGTCCAAGCGTACCTTCGTTTCTAGCGAAAGCGGCACAGACTGGAAGAAAGCTTTCACTCCTGACCTAGTTAATGCATACGTTCTAAACGCTGTTCTAACAGGAAAAGGTGGGTTCCAGGGTACGAAGTTTGGTAATTCAATCGTAGAAAAAGCAACGAACGCAATGTCCGGTGCTGCAGCTCCTACAGCTACTTCTATCGAAATCTACGAAAACACAGTTTCAACGGCTATCGAGCGCGATATTCAGAACCTACTTGTTCTAGCGCCTCTATTCCGTGAAATTAACATGCCAACAGCTACGATGACTATGCCTATCCTACCTGACGCTGGTTACGCTGAATTCGTGTCTACAAAAACATACACGAACACAGGTAAAGATGCCCCACACGGCTCTCTATCTGAGCGCGGCGATACAGTTGGATCACCATACGGTGGCGTAGATCTAACAAACAAGACATTATCAGTTAAGAAATTACTTTCAATTTCTTACCTAGCTAATGAAACAGAAGAAGATACGATCCTAGCGATCCTTCCTCTAATCAACGAGCAGATGGTTCGTTCACACGCACGCTCTGTTGAGCATGCAATGCTTCTAGGCGGCCACTCAACAGGTCTTCTAACGGGCGGCTTTGATGGTGTTTGTGAGCAAGCTCGCGACAACTCAAAAGAACTAACATCCGCAACTGCACTTGCATCAGACAAGCTAACAGCTGCTAACCTACTAACTCTACGTAAGAACATGGGTAAGTGGGGAATTCGTCCTAGTGATATGGTGTTCATCGTATCTCAGACAGAATACTTCAACCTACTAGAAGATCCTGAATTCCAAGACATGAACCTAGTTGGTACTAACGCTGTTAAGCTAACTGGTGAAATCGGAAACGTATACGGAACAAAGGTAATGATGTGCGACGAATTCAACGCCAAAGCTGCTAGCCAGCTAATGGCTGTAGCCGTAAATGCACGTAACTTTATCGTACCTCGCATGCGCGGAGTAACTCTAGAGTCTGCATACTACCCCGGTCTACAACACCGCGAACTAGTTGCTACTCAGCGTCTAGGCATGGATTCCATCATCACTTCTGGAACTTCAGCCGTAAGCTACAGATACGCAGCTGCTTAATGATGTGGGCGCCGAGTAAAATCGGCGCCTACTACTTGGAGAGCCCAATGAACGTGGATGATGGGGGCGTGGAGGTTGCCTGGCATACTTTCTGCCTTCATCACCACAGATCATTGGGTTTTTCTTATATGGCATTTAGATTAGCTATAAAAGCTTATCTTCAGTACGTCAAGGATAAAAATGACAGAACTAGTGACACTACAGCAGTATAAGGCATACAGAAACATCACAGGGGGCACTGATGATGGTAAACTCAATATGATTATACCTTCTGTGTCTAAACTAGTTAGGACGTATTGTGGAAGAGATTTTACGAGCTATTACGCTATAAACCTAACAGAGTATCATACTCTAAAGTGGGACGTAAGCGCTATCTTTTTGAGAGAATTACCTATCGTTCAAGTGGTTTCTGTTGAAGAGCTAGAAGAAAATAGCCAAACTGTTTATACAGCATTAACCGCATCAGAATATGTAGTAGATACTAATATGGATGCTATATACCGTATCGAAGACGGGAAGCCGAAGTACTTTCCAATTGGCATCAATGCCGTAAAAGTTGTATATAAGGCAGGGTACGCTACAGTACCTGCTGATTTACAGTTAGCCGTTTGTGATTTAATCACATACTATTTGAAAGAGCAGTATCTTCCAGAGAAGAACCATGCTAGCTTTACGATTAGACATAATAATGATAAGCCCGATTTTCCGGATCATATCAAGAGAGTACTGGACTTCTATAGGGATATGTAATGGTTGAAGATGCAAAAAGAAAAATTGCGATCAGTGTTACTGATGATAAATTTGCCCTAGAATTAAAAAAAGGCAACGACTCTATTTATGATTTTTCCGACGCGGCTAGAAGGAGAATAGGTAAATCTATTAGCGGCACAGGACCGCTTCGAGGGTTTATTAATAGACTAGGCGGCGGAGTACTACAAAAAGTGCACTCTATAAAAGACGCTCTAAATATTTTTAAAACTATCAATAAGCAAAATACTACTGCTGTTAACAGCTTTCTTACGGACTTTTTAATTTCTCTTCAAAACGATATTTTTTACGTGCTAAACGAAACATCTGAGAGTACGGTATCGTCAATTGTACAAAACAATTTATCTCTTATAAAAGAATTTAATGCTTTTAATGGTTTGCACGCCGATCCTGCAAGAGCAGTATTATTAAGATCTACTAAACCTTATTTACCCCCTAATATAAGAGACGCTTTAAAAGTAGACGATAGTTTTGAATCAGATAACTTTGAAGAAATTTTTATAACCAGCGACCAATCTGTAGAACAACTAAAAGCAGACTCTAGAAAACGTATTGAAGCTAGAGTTGCACAAATAATTGATGAACTTGAAAATGATAATGCTAAAGAATCATATTTTGAACAAGATGCTGACGCTTTTATAAGTGCTACAAATAGCCAAATTGGAGACCCGGTTTTTGATAAAACAGGTAAGCCTATTAAGCCTGTTCCTAGGGAAGATGGCTCAACCTACGATAAAAAAATTAATCCTTTAATACAGCATCTATATTCTTTTAAGGATGGCGTTAACACTAAATATACATTGATAGAAACAAAAATATCTTTCAGCGTAGACCCTGCCAGCATTACAGGAGCACCTAGCGTAGGTCTTTACCCCTCTATAGAAAAAGTAGTGCCTACAGACGCTGCACAATATGAAGCAGCTGTTAAAGTTATAGCAGGAAATATACAGCTTCCTATTGCTTTCTTAGAAAAAGCAAAACAATCTCAAGGTTCTGCAAGAATAAACTTAGAGTGGGAGCATATTGTGGGGTTAGCTACTTTTAATATATACGAAGCCGCTGTAATGGCTAAACGAATTTCTGAAATTGATGTTGATCACCCAGAAGTTCATAAAGCAGCAAAAATGGCCCCAGCTTTAGAAAGATTGTTCTTTATAGCTATGAAGGTAGATAGTTTATTTACTAGTTTTACTGATGAAAATGGAAAGCTAGTAGTGGCTAATGATGATCCCTTAACTAGGGCGGCAATTTTACATATCTTAAAAAACCAAGAGATAAATTACACAGAATATAATTGGGTTATAACAGACAGTGAAACAGGTATGCCGCGCGCGTTCAAAAGAAATGAATTTATTAAAAGAACAACAGAAATAAGTATAACAGGCCTAGGTGTAGAATACAAGGATTTTCTAGTCGGGGGCCGAGTTGGATTGTGGGGTACTGATGTATCCAATGGTGCTAAAGGTACTCTTTCAAAGACGTTTATAAGTATAGCAAAAGGAATACTGGAAAATGGTATAGAAGAAGCTATGTCAAAAATGGATGCTTTAGAGGGCAAAGTTAAACTCCCAGGCTCCGATAGTTTTGTAAAGTCTTTAGCCATAGCTAGTGGGCTTCACAATTTTGACCTTAAATCGAAACCCGCTAAGGCTAAAACTGTAACTAAAAAAGTTCCCAAAACCAATATTTCTAAAGGCATGAGCAAAGATGGCCCCGTTGTGCCTGTAGTGTTAAAAAAACCCAAAAACACAAAAAATCCCCCCGGTACTAAAAGTATAAGTACTTATCAAGGTACTGCCCCCGTATCGCAGAATGCACGTACTAGATCAGAAAGTTTGGTGGCTTTAATAAACTATAGTCTGTCTTCCGAAGTGAAAAAATTAATGATAGGGGGCCCGAGATTACAAAATAGAACAGGCAGACTAGCAGATTCCGCTAAGGTTACTAGTGCAAACTCTAGAAGGATAGTGGTGCAGTACATGTCTAATCCTTATGATGTATTTTCAAAAGATAGAGGTGCTTCTCCTTGGAATAATCTTAATAGAGACCCAGTGGACCTGATAAGTTTAGCTGTTAGAAACATTCTAACGAATAATAATAAAAGATACGCTAGGTCTGTAAGTATAGGACGGGTATAATATGGCTTTAGATAGAAGTAGATTATTTAGCAGCAGACGTACGGCTATAACAGATTCTCTTGTGGCGCTATTTAAAAGTATAGATGGTACAGGAGAGTTTGTTTCTAATATATCTGGGCAAGTTTTTAATAAGTTAAAATATATGGAAGATCTAAATGATTTTCCAGCTATATCTGTAATAGCGGGGTCAGAAAATAGAACCTATCAAACTGCTCAGTATAGGGATAGATTTTTAAATTGTAGAATAGTCGTATTCGTAAATGAAGAAACTCCCCTCACTAAATTAGATAGTGTGTTAGAGGACTTAGAGACTTTAATAGAGGCTAACGGAAGATTAGCATATATTGATAAACAAGGCGCTACCCAGTATACCCACGATATAAAGATTCTCAATATATCAACGGACGAAGGAGCCCTAGAACCCATTGCAATAGGCGAAATGTCTATTCTGGTTCATTACTAAGCGAAAGCTTGGTCAGAAGGAAAATAAATAATGTCAATTTATCTAAAAAGAGATACTAAGGTATTCCTTAAGAAAGGCACAGCCATCTGGGAAATCCCAGTTATGTCTGGGTTCAATTTCTCACAAGGGAACACGACTTCAGAAGTTGTTCTAAAAGAAATGGCTACAGCGGCCGGAGTTTCACGCAGAGGACGTCGAGTATTCAATGATGCTCTAGCCCCAGCCGAATGGAGCTTCTCAACGTATATTAGACCATTTAGACCAACTGTACAAACTTCTATAGCTGCTACTGCTATGGTAGCTAACACAGGGTATAAAATTCTATCTGCGGGGGATACTGTATGGGCAACTTACGGCGCGCCGCTTGGAACTGCCGGTACTTACTTTGTAGCTAACGGACCTGGAACAGGTACAGGCACAGTACTTCCCGCATCTATTGCGGATGCTGCTGCAAACCACCACGCTGTAGAAGAAGTTCTATGGGCTCAATTCGTAGGTTTAGGTACATACACACCAACTACGTTCACATTCCTAAATTTCGAAGCACCAAACAGCACCGACCTAGATATTCAATTTACTGGCGGTAACAATATTAGTTTAGGCGAATTTGACCTATTTTTCATTCTAGGCGCCACATACGACAATGATAGAGACTATGACGATGTTGCATCAGATGACGTTGTTGTTTACAAGATTGCTAACTGCATCATCAACCAAGCTAATGTTAACTTTGACGTTGACGGTATTGCAATGATTGAATGGTCAGGCATGGGCACAGTAATTTCTAGAGAAGCAGACTTCGATGCTCGTACAGCTATTACGCAAGGTGTTACAGCTACAAATAATTTCATTCGTAATAAATTAACGTCTTTAACAGTACTAGCTGCTAATACTACGGCATACCCAGGTGCCGCAAATAACACAGCTCCAGGCACCGCAGGCTCATATACAATTACTTTAACAGGCGGCTCTATGTCGTTCTCAAACAATGCTATGTTCTTAACACCAGAAACTTTAGGTGTTGTGAATCGTCCTATTGGTCACATTGCAGGCAATAAAGCAATTACAGGTAACTTTACAGCTTACATTGAGGAAGACGCGGCATTAAAAGATACTTCTGGGCAGTTACTGGCAGACGCTTTAGCTGATCTTACAACAGTAACAAATTCCTTTGCATTAACATTTATTCTTGGTGGTACAGGTAATCTACCAAGATTTCACATTAACCTACCAACGGCACACTTGGAAATTCCCAAAGTGCAGTCTGATGATATTATTTCAGTAGACATTGCATTCCATGGCCTACCATCTACAATCGCAGGAACAAACGAAGCGACTCTGAAGTATGTCGGAGCGTCACTATAAAAATTTTTCTTGACAATGGTCAAGAGGTAGCATATAATAGGTGGATGGGTAAAACTGTCCACCTATATTTTTATAAGAAGGAGAATTATGAGTAAACTACAATCAATGTTAAAAGATACACTAGAGGCCTGGGTACCATTTGATGGGCTACCGGGGTTTGAGGTTAAGCTAGCTTACCTAGCTAGGCCAGAGTTAGAAAGAATTAGAAAAGCTTCTACACGTCCAGTGTTTAAGAAGCATCAAAAAGAAGATGAACTAGATGGCGATATGTTTATGAAGCATTATGTTAAAGCTTCTATTCTTGATTGGAAAGGTTTAACATTAGAATACGCTTCGCAACTTCTTCCAATTGAAGTACCAAAAGATATACCATTAAATGAGACAATCGACTTCTCCCCCGAAGAAGCATTAAGTCTAGTTAAAAATTCTCCAGAATTTGACAAATGGTTAAATGAGATTGTGTTCAGCTTAGATTCTTTTCGTAGCCAACCTACGTGAAGATACAGTTACTGACTTAGAAAAATACCTAAAAAGCAGCGAGAGCAAAATAGATAAAAAACGTTACTTAATGTTGATGGAAGAACGAGGTTTAGATCCTGATCCAGACAAGATTCCTGTAGGTTATGAAGATCTATCTTATGATGCTCAGTTGTGTTTAAACATATACGGCAGGTTGGGAAATAGAGTTTACGGAGACGTAGGTTTTGTGGGCAAGGACTATACCAACTTGCCAATACTTATCAAATTTCATGAAATAGTTAATACTGATTTTTTACTAGAAATGCTCAATATAATAGATGAGTACAATGTAGATAAGTCACAGAAAGCTATGAAAAAGGAAATGGATAAGATAAAGAATAGCAAATGATTAGCATAAAAGCGCTACTTACTATGGAAGGTAAAGGCTCTGATAAATTAGCAAGAGAAACAGAGCGTACTAGAGATAATCTAGACGAAGCAGCTCGCTTAGCGGGGGTATTGGACGCTAGACTAGGCAAAAGCGGTTCAAGTGCTGCTCGAAGATCTGGTGCTTTTAATGATAGAGATGGCATTAGCACTAAAGAAAATAGAGGTGCCAAAGGAGTAGCGGGTCAAAGAGGCGCTGCGGGCAGAGACATGGCTGGTCTTCGGGATGCCTCAGATAGCACAAGTGGCATAGTTGCTGCTTATGCTACCGCGGCGGCTAACATGTTTGCTATTACGGCTGCGTTTAAAGCTTTAGCCGATGCGGCAAAGGTAGAACAGCTTAGAAAAGGTTTAGAGCTTGTAGGCGCTCAATCAGGCGTTTCTCTTGGCTTAGTATCTAAAAATATAGAAAAAGTTACCGGGTATGCTATTAGTTCAGCGGAAGCAATGAAGTCAGTTGCCTCCGCAACAGCGGCAGGGTTTAGCTCTAAAGAAATAGAAAGACTGGCTGTAGTTGCAAAAGGTGCATCTACTGCTCTTGGCAGAGATATGTCTGATGCTATGGATCGTCTTACAAGAGGTACCATAAAATTAGAACCAGAACTCTTAGATGAACTTGGTATCATGACTCGTATTGATGACGCTGTTAGTAGCTATGCAGACGCGCATGATAAAGCTAAATCTTCTCTTACACAGACAGAGCGTAGACAAGCATTTCTTAATGCAGTTTTAAAAGAAGGAGAAGATAAATTCGGCTCTATTGCTGCAGCCGTAGATGTAAGTCCTTTCGATAAATTGACAGCTTCTCTAAAAAATATGTCAACAACAGGCATAGGTGGGTTAGTAAAAGTTCTAGAGCCACTAATAAACCTTTTAGCCGATATGCCACAACTTATTTTATTGCCTTTAACAGGAATATTTCAATCTGTATTCTCTAAACTTGCTCCAACAGCACAGGCAGAATTTAAAAAGCTTGAAAATGTCACAAAACAAGCTGCAAATAAATTTGGCGATATGCGTGCCGCAGAATTTGTTAGAAGTCAAGATATAGGTTTAAAAATAGGAGACGCTCAATTTGTAGGAAGAACTAAATTAGACCTTAATCTAGAAGAAGGCACCCATTTATCTCTGCTTGAAAAACAAAAAAAGATACTACAAGATAATTTAATAATAGAACAACAAGCTTTAGCTGTTGCTAAGAAACAAAATCTTGAAAACTCTATAGAAGTAAAATTAGCAGAGCAAAGAGTAGATAATAATCGAGCTGCTTTAAATAACATGAATAGGGCTATATCAGAAACTAAAAGAGACCAACGCTATATAAACCCTATGAGTGCAGCGGCTGGAAAATTGGCGTATACCGATGCATCTACAAAAGCTTATGACTTAACTCAAACTTTATTTGATGAGAGGCAAGGAAATATTGCCGGACAAGCGGGAGCTTTATGGAAAGGTGCTGGAGCTCAGCTTGCTGCGGTAAACATAGGCATGAAATCCTACAAAGCTAATTTAGACTTAGCAAATCAAGCAGCAGGAACACAAGCAACTCTTGTATCAAGTTTATCAGGTTTATGGCTTAGAGCAGGTTTAACTGTAAAAGCTTTTGGAACTATTGGTAAACTTGCTTTGCAAGGGTTTACAGCTGCTCTTCCTTTTATAGGTTGGATAATTACAGGATTTACATTACTTACATCTCTTTTTGAAGCTATGAAAAGCGACAAAGATAGAGCAATTGAGGCAAGCAAACAGCAGCTTAAAGAGTTACTTGAGTCCAGTAAAAAAGTCAATGAAGAAGTTAAAAAATTTAGAGAAACAGGAAGATATGGTAATGCTTTTGAAGCAGAACTTACAAATATAAATGAAATTTATAGTAAATTAAAAGATGTTGAAAAACTAAAAAATAAATCATTTAATAATAGTGATAAAAAAACTCAAGAACAAGGTTATCTTGGCACAAGAAGTGAGTACCTTGCCGGAAAAGATATATTTGGAGGAGCGGAAGAAGCTCAAGCTTTAGAAAGTATTTTTAGAGGACTAGAATCTACTAAAGGAGTTGAATACGTCAAAAAATTAAGTATAAGTATGGTAGACGCTAAAGAGGCGGGAAAAGATTGGTTTAGTATATTGGAACCTGCTATGAAAGGTTCTGAGGCTATAGCAAAATCTTGGTCAGATATTGGAGAAGCTGTAAAAACTGGCGGGCAGGCTGTTCGTAAATTTTGGGGAGATGACTTTTTCAAAACAGACTACTCAGAAATAGCTAATACTTTTAGAACTATAACTGCAGAAATGAAAGCTCAAGAACAATACATAACAGATCCTAAAGCAAAATTACAAGCAGATTCTGATATTATATCAAAATTTGTTGCTGGAGGAAAGGATATGTTTCTTGAGTTAGATAGAGTTATGGGGGAAAATACTACTACTTTTGCAGATATATATAAAGAATTAAGTAAAAAGCAAAATGAAATAAATACACTTACTGCAGCTGGAGATAAAGCAAGTCTTGATAGAGCAAAACAATTAACAACAGAATTAAATAAACGCCAACAAGAAGTAAAAAAATTAATATCATCTTCCGGTGTATTAGCAAAAATAGCGCTAGAAGAATATAAAATGAAACTAGCTACTATAAATCTTGAAAACGTTAAAAGTTCTCTTACTTTACAAGAAATTAGAAACTCAGCAAATCTTGCTAAAAATGCTATTACAGCCTCTAAGCAAGCACTAGAAAGAATGAGAAATTTTCAGGGTTTTGACAATTTATCAGAGGGCTACGATAAAGCTGACGCTGTTAAACAAGCAGAAATAGAATTGCAAAATGCTAAAGACAGTGCTAAATTAAAAAATGATGTATTGGATAGAGAGTTTGAGTTAGCCGGCTTACAAAAAGAATTGATGCTACAAAAAGCTAGATTGGAATTAAGTGATGCACAAGCAGAATTTGATAAAAAATATGTAATTACTAATCTTGTAAATACACTAAGTATGGGCATGTTATCTTTACAAGGGGCAGAATATGCCGTTGATAAACAACGATTAGAAACTATGACTAAAATAGTAGGGTTACTGGGCGACACAGAAACTATTGGAGCTAGAACAAACGCTGCAAATAAAGCAGCTAATACTCTAGAGGTAAAAACAAAAGAACAAGCCCTTGAAACTACAAAAGAAGCTTACAGACAAAGTCTTACAAACTTGAAAAAAGAATTAGATATAGTTACAGCTAGATTAAAAGTAGAGCAAGAAATTATTGCTTTAAAAAGAGAAGCATTTAACAATGAACGAGAGTTACAAAGAGTAAAACAAAGTAATGCTGCTGCTAGAAGCGCTTCTGGAGAACTAGATATTGTTAGTCAACTAAGACAAGATGCAGACAGGGCTCTTGGAAGTCTTTTTGATAAGATAGTAAGCGAGACCAAAAGAGCAAGCGAGGAAGAAGATAAAATTAAGGGGCTTAAAACTCAACAAAACCTAGCAGCAGAACAACTAGCAAAGACTTATACGTCTGGACAGGGAGACTTACCAACCGCACAGAAAAATCTCAATGACGCTACTAGAGAGTTAACTACGGTTCAAGATCTCCACACACAAAAAACACTTACGGCAGCAACTGCTATAGCTCTTTTAGTAGAAGCATTTAATAACCTTACAGGTAAATTAGAAGACGCAGGAAATCTACCTATGCAACTAGAGCGGGGAGTAGGTGCGTCAAAACAACGTCTAGCTAAAGCACAAGCTTCAGTGGGAATGAATATGATGGGTGCTGGTGACGAATTTAGCGCGGCATTAGATGCTCGTTGGCTTGCAACAAAGGATGACGTATATAAAGGAGACTACGATAAATTTCTAAAAAGCGATGATGTTAAGTTAATTAAAGAAGCCTCATTACGTATGGCAGAATTTAATCTTATAGCAGACAAAACTGCCGAAATATCTGTAGCATTTGGCGAGCAGTTAGCAGGAGCTTTCACTTCTATTATTGACGGCTCTAAAGATGCTGGGGAAGCTTTTGCAGATATGGCTCTTTCTATGCTTAAAATGATAGCGGAACTTATAGCTCAGCTAATAGCTATGGCAGCTATTAAAGCAACAGCAGCAGCATTTGGCATTCCTCTAGCAGACGGGGGTATAATGCCAGGAGCCCAAGCAATGGCTAGCGGCGGTATTATGAATAGAGCGACTGGCTCTGGCCATCAAGGTGTCATAAACAAGCCTACTTTCTTAGTTGGTGAAGGTAAAATGAACGAAGCTGTGGTTCCTCTGCCTAATGGCAGGGCAATACCAGTTCAGATGCATGGTAATAACACGTCTAGCAACAATGTGCAAGTTAACGTAAATTTAAGCCAAAATGGCGACGCAAGAACAAGCACACAGGGTCCAGACATGAATAGTCTAGGAGCAGCTATTGCAGCCGTAGTTCAAAAAGAACTACTTGCTCAAAAGGCTCCAGGGGGTATCTTAAGTAGATACGGAGCTGCTTAATGATATACTTCACAATACCAATAAACGTTTTAGGCACTGGCAACCCTGTTGCCGATACCGACGTTTATTTAGATAACGGAGTTCAAATTCAAAATGCGCCTTCCATAAGGCAAGTTGCTTTTGGAGAAGACTATAGTCTGACTATTCCACTAGGTAGTCGTAAAAGAACTTTTTCCGCATCTATGTCAAATCGGTCTCAAGCTGAGGCCGATTTGATAGATAATTATTTTTCTTACCTAGAGGGTCAACTTATTAATAATTTTCGTATACTCGGAGTAGCTGCTGACGTAGTAGTTCTTGAGTGGAGCAAAACTTTTAGAGAAGCCGATACTTACAGTATACAGGCTAGCTTCAAAGAGGTTATAAGATGATAACATTTATAGCTCCCGCAGGATCTTTCTTTGCTACGGCTACTGAGTTTACTGTAGATATAAACCCGCAAGTCAGTAAACGAGTTACTATGCTAGAACAAACAGCAGGCGACTTTCCACTAGAGCAGGCTAGAGCAAATGGATTAAATGCTGTAACAGAGACAATATCTTTTAATATGATAAATCTTACTATAGCAAATGCTATAGCCCTAGACGGCTATTTTGACTCTCTCAGAAGCACAGTACCTATAGATTTAATTTTTCCTGGTACAGGAACAGTTACTGCTGCTGTAGCAGGTACAAATGGACTTACTATAGGTAAAAGGTATAGAATATCAACTCTTGGGGGCATTAACTGGACAAGTATAGGGGCATCTTCAGCAGCTTTAAATACGTCTTTTTATTATAATGGAGTAACTACTACTGGCGCTTCTGGTACTGTAAGAACTGTAGTAAAAAGAGTATTAATTACAGGCTGGTCTACTAATGTAGATAGCAGCAAGTTTGGCGCCATCAGCGCAAGCGGAAAATTGGTACGCATATGATTTTAGAGCTTAATAAGCAAAGAGTTACTTCGGATTTTATTGAGTTGTATCAATTACAAATACCAGGTAGCTACTTATACTTTACAACACATGAAAATAGTGTGTATATGAGAGATAAAGAAATAGGTTCCGATCCTATTGGGAACCCGTACCCTAATAGACTTTATACTTCTATACCTATTTCATTTACCGGATGGGAACAAAAATCAGAAGGTACATATGCTAGACCTGCGATTAGTTTTGCTAATATTCTCACAACATTTTCTGATGCATTAGGTAACTTTGAAAATGATGATCTAGTAGGACTAAAAATAGTTAGAAGAAAAACTTTAGCGATACATTTAGATAACGCAACCGGAGACGCTAACGGAGCTCCTGCAGCTCCAACCGAATTTCCAACCCAATCTTACATTATAGATAGAGTGGCATCTTTTGATGCTATGTCAGTATCCTTTGAGCTTTCTAGTCCTTTTGATGTATCAGGAGTCATGATACCTGCTAGAAATGTGCTTCCTAATAGCTGTCCTTGGGCTTACCAAGGGGCTGCTACTGATACTCCATACGCTACGTCTACAGGTGCATGCACTTGGAAACTTGCTGCAAATAATAATGGATTTACTGCATTTTTTGATAATAGAAATAATTTATTTGCTACTGGGCATACAATTACTGCGTCATCCGCAGCAGCAGCTAATGATTTTTTTAGAACTTCAAAATCTTTAACTCGCGTCAATGTAGATGGGTCAACCTTTGCAGTTTCTAGCTATGATTATTGGCAAGCTGCTGCTGCTGGTTCTACTCCATATAGAAGAGTAAGATTATATACTACTTATAGTGGAGCAACTACATACTATACCTATACACAAGGAGACCTGTATAATGACGTAGTGCTCTCTGGAAACACTTTATGGGTTTGTATAAAAAGTCACGCAGGAGGTCAAACTCCTGCAATAAACTCTAAATATTGGAAACGTGCCGATGTTTGTGGAAAAAAACTTAGTAGCTGCGCAAGTAGGTATAAGTCAATGTCAGTATCTAATGCTACAGGTACAACAGTAAGTGTAACAGAGGACTCAACAAAGGTATTACAATATGGTGGATTTCCAGCTTCCCGAAGATATATTTAGTCAAATTAAAGAGCATGCTATAAATATGGCCCCGCAAGAATGTTGCGGGGTCATTCTTATAAAGAAGGGTAGGCGAAAATATTATCCTTGTGATAATGTAAGTAAAGAGCCAGACTCTTTTATAATAAACTCTATTCAGTATACTAGACTATCTCTGCAAGGGGATATTGAATTTATCGTACACTCGCACACAACGGGCAATGATCCTAGTGAGCATGATATTCAAGCATGTGAATCTTTAAAAATACCTTATCTTATTTACTATATTGAAACAGATACCTATAGCATACATTGTCATAAAAATTATAATAAGTTAATTGGTAGAGATTATATATTTGGAAAACAGGATTGTTTTGAGGCGGCTAGAGATTGGTTTTTAACCCATAATATAATTATGCCACCAAGAAAAAATTGGCTTGACAATGATCAAGATACAAACTATAATTATATGGAAAATGAAGTTATGGAATGGCCGGTAGAGCAAGTTCAAGATCTTAAGTATGGGGATATACTTCTTCTATCAGTATTCAGTAAAAAACCCAATCATATAGCTATATATTTAGATAATGATATTATCTTTCATCACGCAGTAAACCGACTTTCCTGCCGTGAAAACATGTACCCTTATTGGGCGGAGAATATTTATGGAATCTACAGATTTAAAAGAAGTGATCTTAGAAGGATTTCTTGGTGAAAAATACGGACGTAAATGGAGTATTGCCGCTACAGAATATAGAGATATTTTTGCTTGTATAGAGGCTAATTACCCTGAAAGTAAAAAAGATATTATAGACTTATACCTAGCTGGTGGAGACGTATCTATTCAAACGGGCGAAAGTATAATGGAAGAAGCAGAAGAGTATTTCTTCCCTATCAAAAAAGGCACTATAATTATAACTCCGCTTCCTACTGGTAGCAAGTCAGGTAGTGCAAAAATTCTTGGGGCTGTTGCCTTAGCCGCTCTTTTCTTTATTCCTGGAGTTAACGTTTTAGCTGGTGCCTTAGCTAGTGCAAGCTTTGGAGCTGGTGCTACTGCTGCTGGCGCTGTTCTTGCTGCTGGGGGCACAACAGCAGCAGCTTCTGTTGTTGGGGCTGCTGTTGCTTCAATTCCTGGGCTACTTGTTGCGGGGTTAGCTCTTAACCTAGCTATTGTTGGATTACAGCAATTATTAGCCCCAGACCCTTCCGTCGATGACCCTGATAGTAATAATTATCTTTTTAATGGCCCAGAAAATACAGCAGTGTCCGGCAACCCTGTGCCAGTTCTTTGTGGTGAAATGATGATAGGGGGTATAGTTATTTCCTCTGGGTCTATTGGAGGATTTTGGGCAAATGAATCTACTTATGTAGAAGATGTTATGCCAGATTCCGGAGTAGAAGGAGGAAATAGATATAATCCTCCTCCTGTTTATATACCGCCCGGAGGCGGAAATAGATACAATCCTGCCGTGCGAGGAATTAGTGTATTTACGCCCCCTACTGCTACTACTACATCAATAGCAAAAGCTGTAGATGATCAATCTTTGGGCATAAAAACGTTAGGCACCGATGAATTTACTATGAGTGCACCTTAAGGAAAACATAAATGACCTTTAAAAGAAATACTTTAATAGTTTATGATCTCCTATCAGAAGGAGAGATAGAACTTGTAGATGGTTTATCTTCTATTTATTTAAATAAAACTCCTATAGTTAATTCAAACAAGCAACATATAGTAATGAATAAAGTATATTCAGCTACTACTACTGCTGGGTCCTCAAACGTAGTTTTTGATGACGATGGCCTATATCCGATAGATAACGTAAGACCTGTAAGAATTCAAAAAGCATATAAAGCTGCTGGTAGTGCTTCTGCATCAGCAGGGAGTACTACTGTAACTACATCTGCGGCTTTTTTTGAGAGTGCTATGATAGCAACTAATACAATAGCTAGCGGTGGGCTCTATCAAAAAGTTCGTATTCCAGGAGCGGGTCCAGCAGGCAGTGAGTACGTTGGTGAAATAACAGCAGTAGCAAGCAGTACTAGCGCAACTGTAGAGCCTGCTATATCTACTACAATATCTGGGGCCCCTATAACTTTTGATTTTTTCTCTTGGGCAATTATTACTGCTCCAGGGCTTACATTAGTTGGTCCTCCCCCTACTCCTCCCGTAGTTCCTGTTACTGGTACTTTTTATATGGACGTAGGAGCTGCCGGAATAGAATCAAATCAAACTGATTCTTCTGTTTTAAATTATAAATTTGTAAAAGCTAACTTTCGCCCAGGAACTATGCACCAAGAACCTATAGTTAATATAGGCGGGTTCTCTAATGCTAGTTTTGGTAGGGCTATAGGAACAGAACTTAAACAATATACAGAGTTTTATGGGCAAAAGTTAGTTTGGGGTAAAGATAAAACTGCTGCAGAATATGAAGAGGCAGGAGGAGAAATAACTATATCATCTGGTACTGATTTACCAGAGACGTGCGATAGGCTTTTACTGACTATCACAACGCAAAGACTAGACTCTATTAAACCTAGCAACCAAGAAAAAGGGGATGCTGGGCTGACTGTACTAGTGTTTTTTGATTATAGAATCGGAGCTGGAGATTGGTCTACAGAGCAAGTATTTGGACCTAAACCAAATGAGTTAGCCTCTCAATACGCGTGGGTTTGGAATGGAAAACAATCTCCAAATGCAGGAAATACTAGTGGGGATATATCTGGTAGAGATCCTGAAACTTCAGACCATGAGTTTTCCTTTAATATAGATCAATATAAACCTTTTACTAGTTTTCGAGTTAGAGTACGTAGAGTAACTCCTGTTAACTATAAAATGGGAAATTTTGAATATAGTAATTCAACTACCGTTAAATTAATACAAGGATTTATTGAAGATAGATTATCTTATCCTTATTCTGCATACGCAGCTGTTATGCTTGATAGCCAAGAATTTGCTGGCAATGTTCCAGAGCGTATGTATCATTGTTATGGTATACGTTGTGAAGTACCGACAAATTATATGACTAGAAGAGAGTCTAGTGATGGTGTAGCAAACTATAAAAGAAATGTTTCCAGTGGAGCTCAAGAAACAACTTATCAGCCTTGGAATGGTTTATTTAGAACAGTCTACTGCGATAACCCCGTATGGGTACTTAGAACTTTATTATTACAAAATAGATTTGGATTAGGTAACTGGTTGTCCGCAGATCAAATAAATAAATACTCTTTCTACTCATTAGCTAGAAGGTGTGATGAGCTTGTACCTGACGGGGAAGGCGGCTTTGAGCCTCGGTTTACTTGTGGCATATATCTAACTCAAGCCACAGAAGCTTATAAAGTAATAAAAGATTTTTGCTCAATAATGTTTTCTATACCGTACTGGATGGATGGGCAACTAGTTATTGAAGCTGATAAACCAGGAGAACCTATTTATACTTTTACAAAAGGTAATATTATAGGTGGAATATTTAATTACGAAGGTACAGGCAATAAAACAAGACCCAATCAAATAGCTGTAACTTATAATGATAGAAAAAATTTATACACACAAGCTGTTGAGCTTGTAGATGATGTGGATGACATGATTAATAAAAATCGTGTCTATACAGAAGAAGCTGTAGCATTTGGTGCTACTTCACGTGGCCAAGCTATTAGGTATGCTAAATGGAAATTATTAACAAGTAAATTAAATAAAGAAATAATATCATTTAAAACTGGTGAAAATGCTGGGTTTTTACGCCCTGGCAGTATAATTAGAGTACAAGATGCAGATAGATATAGAATAAGAAACTCTGGAAGAGTAATTTCATCTACTATAAACTCAATAGTATTAGATAAAGCAGTTAATCTAGGTAGTGGAACTTATACACTGCACGTTTTAGTAGCAGGATCTGCAGCATATCTTGCCCAACCTTCAGCTACAATTTCTAGTATTCCTTATGTTCGTGGAGATATCATTGCAGGTATTGATACGGAACAAGAAGCAGCTGATCTAGTAGATGACTCTGGCAATCAAGTAGTTGTTATCTGGTCCCCAGACACGCACCTAGAAAATAAAGTTGTTACTACTACTGCTGGAAACGGTATTAATACTCTTTCAATACATCCTGCTGAATTTTCTGCTGCTCCACAAGTAGAGTTTATATGGGCTCTAACGAATACATTAAATAACTCAACAGTAGAAGGCAGTTCTAAACTTTATAGAATACTTGGTATAGCAGAAGATGCTCCAGGTAGCTATGCTATTAGTGCTGCAGAACATTTTAATCAAAAATTTGACGAGTTAGATGAAACTTACTTATCAGAAGCTTCTGATGTTATACCATTTGACGCAGTAATTCCTTTAATTACAAATTTCACAGCGTCATTAAAAACAAAAAATTCTAATAATTCTGCAGAAGACAGTGTTAATACTATAACAGCTTTAGATATAGTACTTCGTTGGACTGCACCTACAAATATTGCAGTATCTGGTACTACCTCTCTTTATAATGATTTAAAAGAATATAAATTAAATATAACTGGCCCTTCTGGGGTAACGACTATTAAACTTCCAAAAACTGCTACTCAATATGTTATGGAGAATGTAGAAGAGGGTAGATATGAGTTTGATATTCAAGCTATAGGTTTAACTGGAGCTGCGAGTACTCCTATATATACAAGTATTTTAGCTACTACTACTACTGTGCCTGGGTCTGTTAGCCAGCTTGGTGTGCCCAGAGGTGGTCAGTTTAGTACTTCGCCTACTTTAAACGGTAGAACAATTATAGCGCCTAATGATTATATTTTCAATGGCGCATCTGGGGCTAAAAAAGTTGTCTCAGGAGGAATTTAATGCCAACTCCTTTTACCGAGTTAACTATATCAAATATTACAGCTGGATCATCAGCTTACCTAGCTTACGACGTAAGCTCTGGGTTTAGGCTATTTCAAACTGTAGTAGATGGCTCAGTAGAATATCTAAGAGATATTACTTCTGCTAGTCCACCTTCAGCCACAAGAACTTTAGCTGATAATGCTACTGTACGTGGTAATATTATAAGTATTCCTGGTACTACTGTTGCACCTGCTTCAGTTACTGTAGGCAGGCGCTATAAAATATTAACTTTAGGAGATACTCCGGCAACCTATGCTACTATGGGCGCCACTACTACAACTGCAGGCGCTTTTGAAATTGGTAGACAGTACATTATTAGAGCTTTAGGAGATACAGACTATACATTAATAGGAGCTTCAACTAATACTGTAGGTATAATATTTACAGCTACTGGACCAGGTGTAGGTACAGGTACTGCATATGAACAATATTTTACTCCTACTGTAGCGGGTAGCGGTAGTGGTACGTTAGTATCTGATTTTTCTGAAGTGGGGGCTCAAGTAGGTCAACCTATAAAAATTAATACTACTTGGTGTACTATAACTAGTTATATATCTGATAGAGCTATATCTGTAGATAGAATTGTTACTGCCGGTCCAATTGTTTATCCCTCTTATTATCCGAATGTTGTAGAAGATACAATCATAGGCCTTATATCAGTTTTTAGTATTAATGCCACGACTATAGAGCTTAACAAAACTTACCAAATTCTAACGGTAGGTACTACAAACTTTATGACCTCTTTTGGCGCTGTAGACAATAATATTGGAACAGAATTTACAGCTAATGCTGCTGGTACCGGAGGCTCTGGCACAGGCACAGTAACTTACTATACTATCGAACGTTACTTTACAGCCTACAACACTATACCAACAGGATCTTTAGCAGTATCTGGTACATTCCCTGGAGAGTCTCGAATCGATAGCGGTTCTGGAGATTTATACATATGGAGTGGTACAACTTGGGTAGCTTCAGGTGGTAGTGCTAGTGAGGTTATCGTAAGTGCTACAGCACCAGGTGCTCCAACTGTAGGTATGCAGTGGTTTAGAACTACAGATAGCCGCATGTTTTTGTGGAATGGCACTAGTTGGGTACAAACAATCCCAGGAGTTAGCGGAACTCGTTTAATTGATACTTCTACAGTAAATGGTCTATATGAAGGTGAAACTGTTATTGACTCCACAGATGGTAATCTGTATATTTGGGAGTTGGGTGTATGGACATTAGTTTTAGAGAGTGTATCTTTTGATCTAAGTAATCAAGTACACGGGTTACCTTCTGCTTTTGATGGTACTGCAGTAGATTATACGGGTGCTAATACTCAGATCAGTGTTTTTTCTGGATCTACAGATGTTACATCTTCATGGACTATTGTTAAAAGTGAGAGCGCTGGTATAACTGGAACTATAACTACCCCGGGTCCCCATAAACTGTACACAGTTACATCTCTAACAGCAGACGTTGCCACAGTAGAATTTACGGCTTCTAAAGTAGGATATGCTGATCGCATAGCCACGTTTACTGCTATTCGTGTTCGCGCAGGCGAGGGTGGAGTCGGTACTGTATACCAAGTTATACCAAGTGTAGGGGCTCTTAAGTACAATTTAACAGATTATACTCCTTCGTCTGTTGTGTTTGATAGTTTTGTTACAACTGGGGCAAGCGTGCCGGCGGCTTATGCTGGCCGCTTTAAAATTTATTATAGTACTAACGGTATTGATTATACCTTAAACTATACTAGCGCGTCGGATGAGTCTACAAAATCATACACCCTACCTGTGGCAAATATAAAGTTTGTCAAGGCGGAACTATTTCTTGCAGGGGGTACTACAACTCTGCTAGATTACGAGAATATTCCTGTCATTATTGACGGTGCTCCAGGCTCGCAAGGCTTGCAGGGTACTTTTGGCAACCAAGGATTACAAGGTAATATTGGCAACCAAGGATTACAAGGTACTCTTGGTACTCAAGGAATACAAGGTACTTTAGGTACTACAGGAGCCCAAGGTACTCAAGGCGGTCAAGGTGGGCAAGGTAGACAAGGTACTTTAGGTACTACAGGAGCTCAAGGTACCCAAGGAGGTCAAGGTGGGCAAGGTAGACAAGGTACTTTAGGTACTACAGGAGCTCAAGGAGCACAAGGTACTTTTGGTCCGCAAGGTCAGCAAGGTATAGTAGGAACTATAGGTGCCCAAGGTGCGCAGGGCGTACTTGGCTCTCAAGGTCAACAAGGTGTAACAGGACCATTAGGTGCGCAAGGTAACTCAGGCGGCCAAGGCCCTACAGGCCAACAGGGCATTACTGGTCCTTTAGGAGCTCAAGGTATTGGTGGTACGCCAGGACCTCAAGGAGCACAAGGTAACCCAGGCACCACAGGTCCTCAGGGTTTACAAGGTACATTTGGTCCTACAGGCCAGCAAGGCATTACAGGTAGTGTAGGTGGCCAAGGTCTGCAGGGGGGGCTTGGACCTGTAGGTCAACAAGGTATTACAGGTACTACAGGAGCTCAAGGAGCTCAAGGAAACCTAGGGCCTGCAGGTCAGCAAGGTATTACAGGCACTACAGGAGCTCAAGGAGCACAAGGTACTGGCGGTTCTCAAGGTAGACAAGGCACAATAGGTATAGACGGGGCTCAAGGTACCCAAGGCGGTCAAGGTGGACAAGGTAGACAAGGTACTTTAGGTAGTACAGGAGCCCAAGGAGCTCAAGGTACTTTTGGTGCACAAGGACAGCAAGGTATAGTAGGAGCTACAGGTACTCAAGGTGCTGCAGGTACTCAAGGACCAACAGGACAACAAGGTATTACAGGTACTCCAGGAGCTCAAGGAGCCCAGGGTACTGGCGGTTCTCAAGGTAGGCAAGGTACTACCGGCCCTGTAGGAGCGCAAGGTACTGAAGGAACTCCCGGACCGCAAGGGCAACAAGGCTTGTCTGGACCGAACGGACCTGCCGGGGCTCAAGGTACGGCTGGTCCAAGCGGTCCAGGTGGAGCGGTAGGAGCTGCAGGAGCGACTGGTCCTACTGGTGCTAGCTTATACGTATATTACTCTTCTTCCGCTATAACTACACTAGATACGTTCCCTACTCCGGCTGATTGGTTGTCGGGGGCAACTTATGCATTTAACGCTATAGTTTATTATAGCAATGCTATATACGCTATGAGAAATATTAGCGGTATAACTGGGCTAACTACTAATCCTTTCTCAGATACTGCTAACTGGTTGCAGGTTTTTGCTAATGGAGTAGCTATAGGAGAAACAGTAACTGCTCCTAATTTTGTAATTGGTAAAACTTATAGAATTACTGCAACAAATGGTACAAACTTTGGAAACTTTGGATCGAGTAGCTCTGCTCCAGGTACATATTTTACGTGTACTGCTGGAACTCAAAATGGAGCAGGTACTGCTCAATTAATTATACACACAAAACTTACGCCAACCATATACGTTGGCGGCGAAAGCAGATTTAGGTGCGTAGATAATAATCACTACTGGTACGCCAATGCCACACAGGTTTCTGGAGGTGCGCAAGCTGTAAAATGGACTATATTTGCTACAGAAACTAACTCATCAAACATTGGAACTGAAGACTTTGGAAACCCAATACTATCTATTGGTGAAACTGGGGCTCCCGGAGCTGCCGGACCTCCAGGGGCTTCTGGGGCACAAGGGCCTCCTGGTGTACAAGGTAATCCAGGACCACCTGGTGCCCAAGGTACAGCAGGTACTCAAGGTGCTCAAGGTAGACAAGGTACTGGAGGTGCTACAGGCTCTCAGGGTACTACGGGTACTCAAGGTTCTCAAGGTGGTCAAGGTACTGGAGGTGCTACAGGAGCTCAAGGTACAGCGGGTACTCAAGGTGCTCAAGGTAGACAAGGTACTTTAGGTACTACAGGAGCTCAAGGTACAGCGGGTACTCAAGGTGCTCAAGGTAGACAAGGTACTTTAGGCGCTACAGGCTCTCAGGGTATCACTGGTACTCAGGGCTCCCAAGGTGGCCAAGGTACTGGAGGTGCTACAGGCTCTCAGGGTACCACTGGTACTCAGGGCTCCCAAGGTGGTCAAGGTACTGGAGGCGCTACAGGCTCTCAAGGTACAGCTGGTACTCAAGGTGCTCAAGGTAGACAAGGTACTGGAGGTGCTACAGGCTCTCAAGGTACGACTGGTACTCAAGGTTCTCAAGGTGGTCAAGGTACTGGAGGTGCCACAGGCTCTCAAGGTACAGCTGGTACACAGGGCTCTCAAGGTGGCCAAGGCATTGGAGGTGCTACAGGCTCTCAAGGTACAGCTGGTACTCAGGGCTCTCAAGGTGGCCAAGGTACTGGAGGTGCCACAGGCTCTCAAGGTACAGCTGGTACACAGGGCTCTCAAGGTGGCCAAGGTACTGGAGGTGCCACAGGCTCTCAAGGTACAGCTGGTACACAGGGCTCTCAAGGTGGCCAAGGTACTGGAGGTGCCACAGGCTCTCAAGGTAGCGTAGGTGTTACTGGTTCTCAAGGTGGGCAAGGTGTCTCAGGCCCAACAGGTAACCCAGGACCTCCAGGTACACCAGGCCCTGAAGGTGCTCAAGGTGGTGCTGGGCCAAATGGAGGTCCAGGCCCTCCAGGTGCCAATGGACCCCCTGGTGGGGTTGGCCCGCCTGGGGGTACAGGAGGCGCAGGCCCTCCAGGTCCCAATGGACCTCCTGGTGGGGTTGGCCCGCCTGGAGGTACAGGAGCTTCAGGGCCGCCCGGCCCAGCCGGTTCAGCCGGAAATGCTGTAGCTTTTGATGTGACTGGTGCGTATAACAATGCATCTGGAACAGCATCAAGATCTGACTATATAAGAACATATAGAGGCACTAACCTAGTTAAACAAGGAGACGTTTACTGGAATGTTACAAATGGAGAAGTATGGCAGTGGCAATTAGCCGATGATAGCACTGGCAACGATCTAAACCTTACAAAATTAGTGGACTGGATTGATGCCGATAGCGTGAAAGTTACCTCACTATCCGCTTTAACAGCTACAATAGGTCTGCTAAGAACAGCATCAAGTGGTGCAAGAACTGAAATCGAGGATAACGTGATAAGAGTGTACGATTCTAGTAACGTATTAAGAGTAAGAATGGGAATTTGGTAATATGCCGCAAGGATTACAAGTGTGGGATGCATCTGGCAATCTCATATTAGATACAAGCACTAGGCTTGGGCGTGTTTTAGGCTATCAAGATGTTGGAGGATATCCATACTCTGGAACTATACCTGTACCAGGCATAGAAACTTACGGAACTCCATTTATTACAGTGTATAACCCTAATAGTATTGTAACTCCTTACTGGGCTAATGTTGCTGTTTTTTATTATCTTGAGACTATATACTGGTCTACAGATGTTAGTACTGTTGGAGAAAATCAATTTAGGGCTATTTGGGGAGTTTACTAGTGCCTACAGGTATTCAAGTTAAAAATGATTCATCTATTTTTCAAATAGATGAAAATTATAAAAACTTTCAATTAACTAACGCAAGTAGTGGTACTACTTCAAATAATTACAATGATGGTAGTTATAATTACTACTATTATGATTATACTATTACTAACGCAGTAAATCCTATTATAGCTCTTTACTGTGCTAATAGATACGTAGTAGTTATTGCTATAACTAAAAGCGGGGCTACCTGGACGTTTAGAATAGCTTCTGGATTTAATGATGCATCGATAAATATTTATATATTTGATGTAACCACCACTAGCCCGCACAATTATGGATTACAAATATTTAATTCAGCTGCAGAACTAGTATATCATAGCGGAAATAAACCATTTAGAATAGTAGATTATATTCAAGTAGACGTTTCTAATCCTCATACTTATACATCTGGCAGAACCTACGCTACGGCATTTTTATATCCCGGGTTTCAGCAAGACGGATACGTAGTAGAAAAAGGTCACAAAGTTGAATTTACTTATTATGGGGGAGCAAAAAATAACTCTCCACATGTTATAGATTTTACTAATGCAGCTATTCAATTATCTACTATACATACATATGGTTTTGATCCAGTTTTTACTTACTATCAGCCGGGTTTAGCTTTAGTTATTGATATTACTAACTTTTAAGGAGATACTATGTTTATACAAGATAAACTACAGGCTTGGAGAACTGCAACAAATCTTACGGGTCCTTGCCCTATGTCTGATTGGCTAACTTTAGAGCAAAATAAACTAAATGGCCTAGATATTAATAGCAAAGAATATGCGAATAAAGAGGACGTTATTAGGCAGCAGCTTTTACTGCACCCGGATTGGAGTACTCAACTTTCTTGGCAAGGTTTTAAAATGGTAGAAGGATATACAGAGCCTAGAAGAGGAATAGCTCAATTTACTTTTTTAACTCATGTCCTTACAGCTCCTTTCCCGACATTGGGTAGAAGTTTAAAAGCACAGATTCAAAAAGATATAGAAAAAGATATAGTAACAGATCCTAAAGTACTTAAATTAATGGAAGATTATTTAGCCATTGAAGAATTATTGCCAGGAGATATTCGCTGGGATCCTGCTAATAAAAGAAAATCAGGCGTACCATTGCACATAATAACAATGATAAAGGAGACTAACTAAATGGTAAGGCAAAATTGGAGACTATTTTCAGGGATGGTATCTCCGCAGGAGTGTGAAGAAATAATAAATCTTTGCTATAATACTTGTAGATTAGCAGATGGCACTGTTTTTAATGGTACAGACCCTAATTCTCCATACTCAGGAAGAAAAAGTAAAGTAGGCTGGACTGAAGATCCTAAATTGATGAATATGGCTGTTCGTTATTTAAGGTTATCTAATAGAGATGCGTTTAATGTAGATATAGATTATATGCCACCATTGCAATTTGGAGAATATTCCCAGGACGGATTTTATGATTGGCATTATGATGTAAACTGGGAAGGGAACGGCCCCTACGATAGAAAGTTATCTTTTGTTTTACAACTTAGTGACCCTAATACTTATGAGGGTGGAGTCTTTGAATTCAAAGATATTGAGCAACCCCATAGATTTAAGGAGCAGGGGTCTATACTAATTTTTCCTAGTTATCTAACACATAGAGTTACTCCAGTAACGAGTGGCATTAGAAACTCACTAGTTGGGTGGATGGAAGGCCCTCGTTGGAGATAGAAAAAACCCCCGCAGCTCTGGCTGCGGGGGTTTCTTTATGTGAATATTGTATCGAACCTTAAGACTTCTGCTGGTGTATAATCAAAACTTCGCAAAAACTCCTCAACTAAAGGGTATTTAGGATAAGTATGCTCAACTACTATCGTGGGCTTATAATGCTCAATAATACCTTGCGCACCCTCTAAGACCTCTAGCTCATGTCCTTCTACATCTAAGTGTATTAAATCCACTTCCATAGGTACGATATGGTCTAACTCTACAGATATACAGTCTTCGCCAGAAACTATAAAGTATCCGCCACTGTTTGTATTATCTGCAGATTTTAAACTGTGCTGACTATTTCTATTAGATAAAGATACTTGTAATTTTATTACATTAGGCTCTTCTACGTTATCAATTAAACAAGCAAAATTTCTAGCTTCTGGCTCAAATGCCATTACCTTATAAAAAGCATACGCATATTGCTTAGTGTAGAATCCAGCATGTGCTCCGGCAATGATACATGTACGCCTTTGCTTTACATGTTTTGTGACTATAGAAGGTAGATGCGGCTCCATACACATCCACTCCCACGCCCCTTTGTCATCTTTAGGCCAGAGCCAAGTATTTTTATCTCTAGTGTAGAAACCACCACTTCTGTACTCTACATCTTTTCTCATAAAATATCTGCCCAGTTTCCAGTTGTTGCTGATTTAGAATAAGCTGTAGACCTGTTCTCAAAGAAATTTGTATGCTCTACAGCGTTAATCATAGAGTCTACCCAAGGTAGTGGGTTTTTCTCAATACCAAAAATATTGTTTAGCCCTAGCTGATTAAGTCTTCTGCCAGCAATGAATCTAATATATTGTTTTACTTCTTCTGACTCTAGGTCTTCTAATTTAGCTCCCTCGAAACAAGTATCTATGAAAGCGTCCTCTAGTTCTACAATCTTTTTGCATATGTTGTAGAGAGAAGCCTTAAGCTCGTCTGTCCACAGATGTGGGTTTTCTTCGATATAAGTTCTGAATAGGCGAGTCATGCCCTCAACATGGAGGTTCTCATCCCTGATGGACCAGCTAATAATCTGGCCCATATTCTTCATTAGATTATGCCTCGGGAAATTAAGTAGGATGGCAAAGCTGGAGAATAATTGTACGCCTTCAGTGAAGCCAGAATAAACTGCCAAGCTCTTGGCGATATTTTCGGGGGATTGCATGTTAAATTCATTGAGGTATTCATGCTTGTCACGCATAGATTTATAGTTCGAGAACATTTTGTATTCTGCATCAGGCAACCCCAGTGTTTCAATTAAGAGTGAGTATGCGTCGATATGAGTAGCTTCCATACCTGCAAAAGCGCTCATCATCATTCTAATTTCAGGCGGTTTAAATGTGGGCAAGTAATGCTGAGCATACCCGCCCGCCACGTCTACGTCAGCCTGAGTAAAGAACCTAAAAATTTGAGTGATTAGTTTCTTACTACCTGGGTTTAGCTTCTGGTTATAGTCTTTGATATCGTCAGCCAGAGGGACTTCCTCTGGCTGCCAATGCATTCTATTTTGAGCCTTATAATAATCATATGCCCATGGGTAGGAAAAAGGGCGGTAGTATTCTCTGGTTTCTGTTAACATGTGTCAGCCTTCGCACGCTAGACACTCTTGCGTGTCTACTGGTTTACTAAAGTCAAAAGTATGTTTGACTGTAGATTTTGATAGTTTATCTGATTGTCTTTCGGCTTCGGAACGAAGATAGTAAAGACTCTTAAGCCCTTTTTTCCATGCCAGCAAATGAACATAGTGTAGCTCTTGCTTGCTTACATTCGCTGGGAAGAATAGGTTTATAGACTGAGCCTGGCAGATAAATTCTTGTCTATCCGCAGCTAGTTCAACAAGCCATCTCTGGTCAATTTCCGAAGCTGTTTTAAACACATCTTTTTCCCAATCAGATAGAAACTCAAGATGTTGAACAGAGCCTTTATTTTCTACGATAGAAGCCCATGTCTCATCTGTATTTTTGCCGTGGGCTTCCAGTACTTTTTCTAGATGTTTATTTTTGTGGGTATTTGTCCCACTCATTGTTTTTTGGTTGTAGGCGTTAGCAGCATACGGTTCCACGCCTGGAGAAGTGTTTCCACATATAATGCTGCTACTTGCATTGGGAGCAATGGCGAGAAGATGGGCATTACGTACGTTTTCGTAACCTTTTGCGTCTGGGCAGGGGCCTCTTTCGTCTGCGAGTTTTCTTGTTTCTGCATTTGCTTTTTCCTTTATATTAGAAAATATTTTCATATTTATAGATTTAGCCATTGGAGTTTCAATAGGAATGTTCTTACTTTGTAGGTAAGAGTGAAAGCCCATTGCCCCTAGACCCAGTGATCTTTCTCGCATAGCGCTGTAAATCGCTTTGTAGAGTTGCTCAGGAGCGTTATCAATAAAGTGCTGTATAACATTGTCCAGCATACGAATAAGATCGCCAATAAAGTATTCATCATTCTTCCATTCGTCAAACTTTTCTACGTTGACGGAAGAAAGACAGCAAACGGCAGTTCTATTTGCGTCAGTTGCTAGAGTAATCTCTGTACACAGATTTGATTGACGAACTTTTAAACCTAGCTTACGCTGGTAGTCTGGTAGCGAGTCATTCATTGTATCGCCCCATACCATGTAGGGCTCGCCTGTTTCGGCGCGGTTTTGCAAGATTTTAATCCAAAGAGATTTGGCAGATACTGTTTTTGTTACTCTCTTGGATTTAGGGTCGATAAGCGCCCAAGAATCGTCAAACTCTTCACCTAAAGCTTTAGCTTGTGTGGCGCGTTCAATAATTCTCATAAACTTATCGGAAATTACTACGCCATGATGTAGGTTAAGACACGCACGGTTAATGTCACCAGTAGGTCTACGAATGTCTAGGAACTCTTCGATTTCAGGGTGTGAAATATCAAGATAGGCAGCGTTTGAGCCCCTACGTGTAACGCCCTGTGAGAACGCTAGCATTAGAGAGTCTGTAACTTTCATGAATGGCACTAGTCCGGTTGACTCCGACCCGCTGGAGGTTTTCTCTCCTGTCGATCTAATATCTCCCCAGTAAGTACCGATTCCTCCTCCCACTGATGAGAGGAAGGCGTCTTCCGTGAAAATTTCTGTAATACCCTTCCTATTGTCGTCAACATAATTAAGAAAACAAGAAATAGGGAGCCCACGAGAACTGCCACCGTTGCTAAGAAGAGGAGTAGCAAACATAAACCAATGTAAGCTAGCGTAGTCATAAAGTCTTTGAGCATGTTCCTCATTGTCGGCAAATGTCATCGCTGCTCGCGCAAATGCCTCTTGTGGCGATGTTTCGCCGGGCAGTAAGTATCTATCTCCTAGTGTTTTGATGCTGAACTCATCCAGCAAATCGTCTCTTTCGTAATTAATTCGCACTATAATCCTTTATTAGCTTGCCACGAATGTGGTCTACTTCGTGAAGAAAACACCTGGCGTACAAGCCATCTAACTTAGTTTTTATCGTCTTGCCCTTAAGATTTACGTAACTTGCATCAACTGTCTTAGGCCTAGACAATTTTATACGCTCCCCTGTGCAGGAGAGGCAGCCTTCTAACATAGCCTCTAACTCAAAAGATAGGTGCTCTACTTTAGGGTTTATCATATGAACATCCCCTACTATACATAAGGGCATATGAATACCAATTTGTACGGCCGCAATACCCAGCCCCTTTTCTTCTTTCATAACTTTTTCCATTATAGAAAAGGCTATGTCTATGCTATCTCGATAATCGTGAAACCGTATAGGTTTACTATGATCTACTTTAAGCCTAGGGTCAGGGTAGGTTACTAGAGAATATGCCATTTAATTGTGCTTTCAGCGCGGGGAGTTGCTCCCCAATAGCGTCTACGTGAAAAGACCTGAGATCCATAAGTTCATAAGATAGAAGCATAGAATCTTTTGACTTATTTAGATTTTGAATATACGCTGCTTTACCGGGCAGGGGCAGAGCTTCGATAAGATCAAATACCGTACCGTATTCTGCAATAAGTTTAGCAGCACGAACTGGTCCTACTCCATCCACTCCTGGAACGTCATCACCCTTGTCTCCAACAAGTGTCTTGAGATGTATATAGTCGTCGGGGCCTACGGGATGTTCCCATGTATCCACGGTAATTTCTTTGCGCGTAACCGTGGAAAAACGGGATACGTCTTCTTCGATGAGAAGGTCCCAGTCTGCGTCGGAGGAAATAAGCCAGATGGAATTGATGTCGAGATTATATTTGTTTTCTACGATGAACGCAGCAATATCATCAGCTTCAACTCCTGGGTATCGAACAAGTGGGATATTACCAAGCTCAGAAAGTGTTCGCTCATAATAGCCGAAAAATTCTTGAGCAGCTTTTTTCTCTGCTTCAGTTTCTTTCTCGTATTTAAGCTTTCTAGAGCCTTTGTAGCCGGGGTGCTTTTCTTTACGCCACTTAGAACCCCCTGGACCGTCAGCAACCACCAATATTCGACCGCACTCGTAAGATTTAGCTAGCGAGCGGACTGTGTCAAGGAACCCGTCTGGCATATCGGAAGGACGTGAGGCATGTTTCCACCTAAAAGCTAAGTTAAGAGCGTCTACGATTAGTACGTTCTTGGGGTCGCGAGGCTCTGACTCGAAGTTTTTAGCCATAGTGTTTCCATTCTTTTTGTAACCATTCTTCACCAAGCATAGTATAGCACCCTTTTGCCTTCCAATGCAAGTAGTTTATTACGGTTCTCGGTTCGCGATCTACAGTAACAAACCATTTAGACCTGTCGTACTTGAAAAACAGTATAGGGGTAGCTGGCACTTGGCTAGCTTGATGAACCAACTTAGTCCACCACTGGTTTAAATTGTTAGTTGTGTTGGTTAGTATTTTGTCCGATAAAGGACTTTCTTTATAGTTCTTAACCTCAATAATATACCTAGGTTTTTCATTAGGTATATACAGATCGCCTTTTTGGTACTCAAGAGCCCCAGAAGCAGGGGTTCGTTCCCACTGCATTCCGGTGTGCTCTCTCATCATATCTCTTACCGCGTACTCTCCTCTAGCGCCTTTAGCGCGTGCATCAACCATTGTTCAACCTTGACTCTCCGTCTTCTTTCGTAACGGTAATCTTTTGGAGCAAGGGGTGAGACCAACCATGCGATACTAAGAATGTATTCAAGCCCTCTTCCTGTAGTAATACCTCTACTAATCGATCTTTCCCATACTCATCAAGTACGTTCATTACCTCGTCTAGAAATAATATGTTTACTTGAGTTTTAGATATGGAATTCATTAATTTTCTAATTGCTAATAGCGTAGCTGTATTAACGCGGGCAAGTTCTCCACTAGATAAGGCTGCTACTTCGATCTCTGCTCCGTCATCGGTTAAACTTACGTTTAACTTGTCCGAAGTTATTGAGAATTGTAGGGTAAATCTTCCATCAGAAAGCTCACCTAAGTAATTGTTCGTGACATTCTCTAAGTCCTTCACGAGGTTTTCTAATTTGTAGGCTACCAACCCATTGGTCGAAAACGCTTTTTTCAAAATTTCTAATAAACCGAGTTCGGTGTTTGCTGTTTTTAAGCGCTGTTGTACCTTGGCCAGCTCTTCTCTATGCTCGTTTAATTGTTCAAGAATGACCGAAATTCGTGCATTGTGCTTCTCGGCTTCCATATTATTTTGGATCGCTGCATCGTAAATTTTCTTGTTTCGACCAAGTTCCGCTTCCATTAATATAATGCGCTGGTTAATCTCGTCAACATCTTCTAGCGTCTTGGTAAGAGTCCTGTCCACTTTTGTGTATAGAGACTCCCATTCATTCTGCTTATTCTTGGCGTCGGCTATGAGATTATTCATATTAGTAACTTCTGCTAGCTTAGCAGTTAGTTGCTCTTTTTTAACCCTAGCAGTCTCTAGGCCGTCTAAAGTTATTGACCTGATCTCTGCTACTTCGATTTTGTTTATATGCTGTAAACACGTAGGACATTTATCATCTAGAGAATCTAGTTTTGCGATTAAAGCTTTGCGACTTTTAATTTCAAACTCTAACCCACCTAGCTCGGTGTTGATACTAGAAGTATCCTCTTTTATTTGTCCTACTAAAGTTTTGTCGAAAGATATGCTTTTTAGTATCTCTGTTAGCTTGTTATTGGACTCTATCTTTTTATTGGTTTCCTTGGCTCTATTGATTCTGTCTTTTAGACTCCAAAGTTCCTCATTTGCTGGAACTTCAGGTACTAGCATCATATCTTTTTTGTCTGGTAGATTTTCATTCTTCTTTATCCAGCTAGATAGGGAATTAATTTGACCCTCTATACGTGCTACAGCTGTTACTGTTTCGGATACAATTTCCTTAAACATAGCATGATAAGAATCATATTCATTTAACCCAAATAGATCAATAAGAAACTTTTTTCTATTGGTATCTGTTGCAGTTAAAAATGATAGCCCCTCTGTAGTGCTTTGGTATATAAGGGGTACGAATGTTTTAAAATCCATACCTATTAAAGATTCAATAGTTTTAAAAGTTTCTGTAGCTGTGTGGGAGCTTATGTCTTCTCCATTCTCAGTCAGTTTAACTTTCAGTGTACCTTTACGTGTTATCTGAATTACATAGTGCTTACCGTTTAAGGTAAAAGGTAGCTTAATCCAATACGAACCATCTCCTAGCCTATTAGGTATGTCTGCTTTCTTAATACCTTTTGAGTTTTTATTAAAGAAAGCTTCCTGAATGATTAAGGCAATAGAAGACTTGCCTGCTCCATTCTCGCCCAATAGTTGGGTAATATTGCTTCCGTTTAGTTTAATAGAGTTGTTGTCCCCGTAGCTGAAAGCGCCACCCCAACTAACTTCTTCCATGATAAGCATTGAAAATCTCCAAAACAGCGCTTCTTGTATCAGCAGGTAGTTTTAAGACTTCTTCCAGATATATGTCTAATTCTTCTGGTATAGTCTTATCCATTAGATTGATAGTTACTTCTGTATTTCTCTTAACTATCTTTTTGTCTAATAGGTCTGAATGTTCTACTGTACTTAATTGCTGGAGGTCGCCCTCTATTTCATAAATTGTGTGGTCATACTTAGTTGGAATCATCTCTTCCGAACTAGATACTGTTTTTCTTATTAACTGTGGCAGATCAAATTTATGCCAAGTCCATTTTGTTAGATCATCTTCATCTATAAGTATGTACCCTGTTTCCACGTTATTTCTATGGAAACTTGTAGTCATTGGGCTGCCGGGGTAAACAATATTACGCTGACTATTGCTATGACTATGCAAATCCCCCGCGTATACAATAGGAAATCTTGCGAATTTTTCAAGGTCCACCTCTGGTTTGACATGGGGAGGAATCTCACCTCTTACGTGGGTAAAAATAGCGTGTTCTGGCAAAGCTTCAATCGCACCTTTTTTATGTAAATCTTCATAAGGTAAAATACTAAATCGATTGTACGGATCAGTATATGTACCTATTAGTACCTTTACTTTAGGATTTAAAGCGCTAACTACATCTACTAAAGAAGAAAAGAAAGTCTCATTCTTCTTAGTGGCTTCATGGTTGCCAGAATAACATATAGTTTCTTCGGTACATTGTTGAACAAATTTAAAGAATATACCAAGTTCTGCTAATGAAGGTAATTTATCGAAAATATCTCCACCTACAATATGCAGGGAGTGTGGTATTTTTGTGAGCTGTTCTAGAAATAAATTATACCTATTGACTGCCCAGTCAACAGGTACATTTTTTTGCCCTAATTTTATGTGTATATCGGCAGTAAATAATATCATGGTACCCTTAGGTTAGAAAAGGCGGGCCCGAAAGCCCGCCTCTCTGTTTAGCTAAAATCAGCCGGGATCTCGTCATCCACAGCTTCGCCGGCTTTACCAGTCGGAGCGCCTGCACGAAGATTATCAAGGTACTTCTTGATATCTTCCGGAGGGGCACGCTTGAGAACTTCATCAATAGTAGGATGAGTTTCAAACATAGCTGCAATCTCAGCAGCTAGCGGGCCTTTGCTCTTGCTGCACTTCATTTGCTGAAGTGTGTATTCTACGTTGAACACCTTGGGGCCTGTTTTCGCTTTTGTGAAAACAATTTCCCAGCCGTCTTTGATGCTGCCGGGGTCGCCTAGGTCTTCTACAAGACTTACGATAGTATTGAAAAGTTTCTTCTTGTGGTTGAAAATCAAGACCTTAGTTGGGTCTTTCATATCTACACAAAGGCTTGCGTAAGCCCAGTCAGCCTTAATATCGGGGTAGTATTCTTTAACATGGTCTTTCTCCTTATTATCGAACTTCTCCGTGTCACGATTGAACGCCAGACACTCTACAGGCGATTTCGCCCCGTCCGCGTTAGGAATCCAATAGATATAACGGCCTAGAACGCCTCCAACAATACGGATACGGTTTTCACCGTCTCTCATTTTGTAGCTTGGTACTTTCTCGCGCTCTGCTTCGCCTTTTACTGTATTAAATGATAGTGCCATTGTTTTATCCTTGTTCGTACATAAAGTGTACTGCTGTATTGGTTATTGTTAATAGTTGGTTTTTTTCGGGTATAAAAGGTGCTAACCTAATATCCAGGGTAGTTTCTTTAGTCAATAGATATTCAGCTAATGATCGTCTACTAGCTAGCGCGATGTACTCTACTATTTCTTTTATAGGTATTTCATATTTTTTTACTAGCAGCTTTTCAGGTTCTAATAAAAAAGATAGTCCGTCAAAATCTTTCCAATAATATGGATTTAATCTTTTCTGTTGTCGTGTGGGCATACCCGTAGGCCAAGTAATAGCAGACATAATCTTAATGATTTCAGTGCTATTGCCTTCGGAAAGCTTTTTTACTCTTGACCAGTCGAATTGAATCATAAGTATAGCACAGCCTCTCGACAAAGTCAAGGTTAATTTTTTAGAGGTCTATAACCTCATAACCAGCTCTCATAAAATAGCCTTTCATGAGTTGTTGCTGCTTCTCTACAGTTTTTCCTATTAAAAGCGGCATCACTACAACTGGGTTTATCTTACCTTCTTGCTTTCGAATCACGCGCCCTATTAACTGATCCAGTAATGGTTCGTTATTAATAGGGGTGGCAATTATCAGGCAACTTAAGTAATTTTCTGACACACCCTCCGCAAAAATACTCAAGCTACCATATAGGACGCTATGTGAGCCGTCTCGCATTTTCTCAAGTTGTTTGCCCCTATCTTTTGTAGTGCCGGTAATAAGCACACTTTTAGGGGTTATATCGTGGGCTCTTTCTACCAACTTAGTTCTGTTTGAAAGAACTAATACTTTGTGCCCTTTAGCAACGTAACTTGCCGCCATCAGAGCTATTGTTCGTTGGTAGACTTCGTTATCGGCTAGATCATTTATCTTTACAGCCCAAGGCTGTTCTCCGTCTGCTACTCGTATAGGAAGTTTTACTCGATGAATAGTTGGCACCATTCTATTCTCTTCTTCAGGTTTGAATACTTTCTTACTGAAGTAGTCTGGGAATAGTACGTGCAGACCATCTTTACGCTTTGCCGAAGCAGACAACCCTATCTTGTAAAAGGCATGACTTGCATCAATAAGAGCAGAAAAAGTCCTAGAAGGAATATGGTGGCACTCGTCCACAATAATAGTGCCGAATGACTTATTAATCTTATCCCCAGCAACTCTATAAAGAGTTTGTATGTTACCAATACTAATAGGCATATTGATATTAAAACGACCACTACCAATAATGCTAGGAGTAAATCCATATACTTTTTCGCATTCAGCTATCCACTGATCTCGCAGAGCAAGAGTATGCACTATAACTAGTGTTCTCTGCTCTAGCTTGCCCGCAATTTTTAGTCCTGTAAAAGTTTTCCCCCAACTTGTATTAGCGTTAATAAAACAGTCAGAAGCTACGTGATCGTGTACAGCGGCTTGATTTGGTCTCAGATCCCATAGAAAAGGCGGGAAGTCAACAAAATCTAGATAGCGTCTATTAACAATCTCGTAGTCTTCTGGTATTAGGTCCATTCTACCGCTAGGTATGGACATTAGTCCATCTTTTATTATCCTAGCATTAGTTAGTATTTTAGGGGGTAGATCATCTCTGTACTGGGGTATCTTATAAGTAAGGGAACGCAGTAAGTGGCTTTGAAGCTCTGGATTAACTTCTAGGAATATTCTATTTGTTAAAACTGCTTTTGCCATGATGTTACGTATAAAATACGTGGTCTCCTATAACGACTGTTTTTTCTTTTCCCCACTTGGGAGAGACGTAGTCAGCGTGGTAATATTTAGCACCGAGGGTAACATCAGTAGGATTTTCTAAAATTGCAATTGCAACGTAGGTTGCAAGCTGGATTGCTTTTTCTTCCTTCATAATGTCTTTTTTACCGTCGCAGAACCAAGAGAACTGACAACCATTTTTATTTTTTTGCTTTATTACTTGGCATATATCATCAGGAAATTGAGGGTCCTTTGTACGATTTAGAACAACTTCCGCTACCGCAAATTGACCCTCAATAGGTTGATTTCTAGCCTCGAAGTATATGTTTTGTGTTAGACACTCTATATCTTCTTCTTTATACTGTGGCTCCGTTACTGTAGGAGGAGCTATCTGCTCTTTTACAAACGCATAGTTTGGCGTCCCCGAGCATGCCGCTAACAGTAATAGGAGTATCAGGCTTAATGTTTTCATTGATTTTATGTTTTTCCGTTAGGTAGCGCTTTACAAGCTCACTTCTAACTATATCTTCAACTCCAAACTCTACTACATCGAACAGGTCTGGCATTTTTTGAAGAATATTCATAAAAGGCTTTAAACCATTAGTTACTAAGTCGGCCTGCCCGGCGTCTCCGCTAAAAGCAATATTACAATTCTTACCAAGTCTAGTAATAATGGAGTCTAACTCGTGGAAGCTCATGTTTTGAAACTCGTCCACTATCAGAAAAGAATTTTCTGTGTTAATTCCTCTTATGAATGAGGTTGATACGAACTCTACTTTTTTCTGTCTTTTAAGCATAGCATACGCGTCGTCTCTTTGGTATAGTTGCGATGCTAAATCCATATAAGGTGCTTCATATACTTTAGTTTTATCTGAAGCCGATCCTGGTAGGAACCCTATATTTCTCGTAGGCACAGCGCTACGCATAATAATAACTTTTTCTTTCCGCTGGGCTTGTACTTCTACTAAGGCTCTATATAGAACTAGTAGAGTTTTTCCAGTGCCGGCAGCCCCATGGACTACTAAGTTTTTATTTGAGGCTAAAACCTCTTTTTGCCTTGGATTCAAGGCTTTAATGCGAGATAACTGTAAGTTACCATTTGGTGAACTCATTATACTTTCTTCCGGGTTGGTTTTTCCCATTCGTACATTATATTATATAACTTCCAAGGAAGGCCTTTATAATACAACATCTGGGCAAATGACCCGACTGGGGGTCTACTAACTAATACTGGAAAGTTTATTCCTTCCAAAATTATCAACGAGTAGAAGTCTTTGTAGATAATATTGTCTATCTTGTGACAGACAAGTTCCTGCATCGACGTTCGTCTATAGTTAAATACAGACCCTAGGTTATCTATGTACCAGGACTTGGTACTAGCGGTGTCTTTAATAAGCTCTATAACATCTCCGCGGTGTTTTGAGAGCCTATACATTGGGTGAGGGCTAAGTAGTCTTCTAGCCCCCAGGGTAGCTACGGAGATGTTTCTATCGTCTACTATATTCCCGCCTACAAAGGTTAAACCATCAACCGTTAGGGGTTCTTGGTCTACTTTCCAGACGGGATAGTTGACTTTATGCAGCGATCTTATCGTCCTCTCCAAAGAACTTCTCCTCAAATCCGCCTTCAGAATAGTCATCTGAAATACTGAATTCACATCCAATAGGCATACCTGGGATATTTAGTCCTCTGTCCATTTCGATCAATGCTTTTAGTTTTTTACAGTACTGATCAATGTGTTCGTCTTTAACTTCCGCAAGCACAGAGTCATGTACTAGAGCAAAGATGCTGGCGTCCAGTTTCTTTACTTCTATATATTCTTGCATTTCAATAGCTGCAAGAAGGTTAATGTCCGAAGAAGGAGACTGAATTAAGAAGTTAATACCAGAACGAACTTCGTGGGCAATAATGCCTTTGTTATCGCTGTTGATGTTTCTAAGACGACGCTTACGGCCAAAGTGGCTGTAAATGAACCCGTCTGCTAGAATTCTTTCTTCTGACGTTTTTAGCCACTTCTTAAGTCGCTTAAACGTCTTGAAGTAATCGTCAATAGCTTCTTGGGCTTCTGACTTAGTGTAAATAGCTCCAGGGTCAGACTCTTGCATACCTTTAGTAACTGTAGCAGAAATCTTATTAGCGCCGGCACCATATAGAATACCGAACGAGATAGCCTTAGCAGCCTGACGTTCGCCGGGGAATAGTTTTTTTACATCTTCAACTTTACAAGGAAGATTAAACACTTTCTTAGCGATAGTAGAGTGGAAGTCCCCACCGCTGCGGAAGACGTCCATAAGCTCAGGGTCGCCGGATAGAACAGCCGCGATATACATCTCGGCTGTGGTCAAGTCCATTGATACAATCTTGTACCCTGGGCGAGCTTTGATACAGCCTTTAACCGCTGGATTATCCCGCGGCAACTGCTGCATGTTTAATTTTCCGGAGGAAGACAATCGTCCGCTTGTGGTGGAGTGTAGGTTGAAGCTTGTTCTAAGCTTGCTGTCTCTATCAAGTTCGGGGATGATTTTGTCAAGATAAGTGTTTTTAATCTTTCCCTGTTTTCGTATGGTGAGTATAAGAGCTGGTATCGGATGAGCTTCTGCGAGTTGTTCAAGGACTTCCGCATTTGTGGAATCCGCTCCAGTTCCCGTAAGAATTCCAGTTGGTTCAAGTCCGAGATAGTCAAAGAGTAATTTCCTTAATTGTTGAACAGAATTTGGGTTAAATTCGGCCGCTTGATCTCTCTCAAATTTCGCCACCTCAGGGTATGCCTTGAGCTTCTGTACCGCTTCATCAATTTCCTTTGTCATGGTCTTTTGGGCAAGCTTCAATCGCTCTATATCAAAAGGAACACCATTGTCTTGAATTTTAGTTAGGAACCTAGAGCCAGGAATGAGGATATTCTCATACATCTTCAGGAGTCTAGGATTGCGCTCAACAGCTCGACGGAACTTGTCATAGAGAAGAAACGTGACGCAAGCGTCGATGGATGCATAAGGCCACATGATATCGAAGGGGATTAGTCCGTAGTTGAAATCGCCCTTAAGGATGCCATGAGTTTTGCAGTAATCTGAAATAAACTGCCCTAGGGGTTCTTCGTAGTCCCCATAGTCTGTATATTTAAGCGCTAGCGATTTAAGGCCGTGGTTGCCAGGCTGCTCGTCTAGCGTATAATGCAGTAGCATGGTATCTTCGAAATTAGGGAAGAACCATCTAAAATGATAAGCAAACCAGCCCATATCGAACTTGGCGTTATGAAACACAACAATCTTTGTGTTGAATATTTCGCGCAGTAGCGCATCTACTCGCTCGCTGATACAGTCTACATGAATATACGCGCCCGTGTTTGGCGCTGCCGAGATCGAAATACCGAGCACTTCCCCGTTTCGTGGGTACAGATCGCTGGTTTCAGAGTCAAGACCTATGTATTTGTAGGGCTGTTCTTTGCACCATAAAAGGTATTTGAAAGCTTCTGTCTCGTCTTGAATACCTTTAAAGTTCTCCATATTATACTTAGGAGCGGATTTACTACCGGTCACAAAAGCATTAATAGACTTTACAGAGTCTTCCCAAAGAGGTTTAGCCTCTGGCTTGAAAGCAAGCATAGAAGGGTTGATAGTAGGAATGAATTTATCATTCACTACTTTACCAGAGTATTCTGTAACAGAACTTTTACCAGTGAAGAACTTGAATGGTTCTGACCCGATTAGGATCACCCAATCGTAGCCATCAGCGATAGAAGTTTCAATTACTACGTCCTTCTTAAGAACTTTCTTAAGGGTTGGGTCGTCAGTAAGAGATACCTTATCATAATCAAAACTAAACTGTCTATAGACAGTACTTGTAGGCTTTGTTTCTACTATTAGTACTCTGGCCATTCTCTTGTTTTTAACTTTCTGATTTGTTCTTTTGTTAAGCTGCCGGGATCTGCACCCTCGTCGAAATAGTTGGTTAACACTATGTTTTTAGTATTAAAACCCATTCCATCGGCTAGTGGTATTATTTTTTCTGCTGCGGCCTGCCCGGCCTCATCTCCGTCAAAAAGTACATGCAACTCATGTACTCCTAGCATTCTAAGCAGCCCAAGCTTATCCTCATTCATTGTCTGTGTACCAAATGCAGTCATAACAAAAGTTATACCGTTGTCGTACAATTTAAGCATATCAAATATGCCTTCTACTAGAACTATTGTACTAAACTTTGGTTTGTTAGTCATTGGGTACAAAGGAGCTTGTGCTCCTGGAGGATGTAGCTTATATTTTGGCTTAGCGAAAGCATCAAACGATCTTGCGGAGAAGTTTATGATTTTACCCGTAATATCGTAGATAGGGAACACTAGTCTATTAGGGAAGTCTTCCTCGTATGTAAATGCTTTGAATCTTTTATATGTTGCAGCGGATATACCCCTATAATCATCCTCCCAGAATATTGCATCCTCTGGTATCTGCAACCCAACTCTCTCTAGAGTTACCTGCTCGATTTTCTTTTTTAGGGTACTTCGTAGCATATCTAACTTGGATCTGTCTATTCCAAACTTAGCAAATATGTTGCCCCTATGTCCACAAGAAAAGCAATGAAAAATACCAGTAACCCGATCCATTCTCATGGACGGGTTACTGTCATCGTGTTCTGGGTTTAAACATTTAATAAGAAAATCCTTACCGCTAGGTATGAACGCTATCTTATGCTTTGTGAGTACGTCTTCTACATTCATAAGGAATTTCCATTTTTAGTAGTATAGCATAAAGATTTACTGGTGTCAAGAACTATTTTTGCCACTTTCTATCTTCTGCTTCTTCTTTCTCTTCATCTTCCTCTTTAGCGGATACGGTGGCAGAGTCTGGGCCGATCTTAAGAGTATCCCAGTCCATGCTGGAAGTGAAGTTTGTCTCTGCATTTCTTCTGTCCTTAACACAAGTAAACGTCATAGCACAATCATCTTTCTGATGCGGGTCTAGCGTGAAGGCTGCGTCGGCCGGATCAAGAATACCCTTAGCAAATCTAGCTTCCCCAGTAGCATCTACCTGATAGGGGCAGACTACGGGTATACCAAACTTTTGAGCAATATCAGCCTTTAGAAAGTTAGCCACCTCAATCTGTTCGCCCCAATCAAAAGAACCTTTCTTAGATGGTATCTTTGAAAGCTTGATCTTATTGATGTAGTCGATAATAATTACAGCGGGTTTGATAAGAGGAACTTTACGCTCACATTCAGACCTAATTTTAGCTACAGTCATTTGAGGGTCATAAACGACTTCAAACCTTGCCTCTTTAAGAGGAAGGGTTATTAGTTTTTTATGAAATTCATCAAAAGAGATATTTAAACTGTAATGTTCTTTATAAAAATCTTCGCCCCCTTCATACCTAGAGGACCACCACTTAGCTACCCGTACAAGCTCATCTGAGGATAGAGTTCTATTACGAAGCCTATACGCGGACACATTTGCCCCGATAGAAGCAACACGTTGAATAATATCGCGCTGTTTCATCTCTATCGTAAAGTACATAGAAGATTTTTTCTCTGCCTGCATATTTGCCATGACATTAGCGCAAACGAGAGACTTACCCGACCCTCTTCTACCGCCGATCATGATAAGATCCTCTGGCGTGTATTGGATTACGGAGTCAAATTCAGTATTTAACCCTAAAGGTATGTAACGAGATATAGTCTCTTGGGGCTCGAAAAGTTCTATCCTCTGCATAGTTTCTTGTTCTTCATCAAGATCGATCTTCTTCTCGATGCCTACAATGATATCTTGTAGTGCTTCAATAGTCTCGGTCGCACTTTCAAACGCTACGGAATTGTCTATAAGTTTCGTTACTCCCTCCAGCACTAGTCGCTGCGAGTAGTCATTTTTTAGAAACTCTAGTAGAATTGCGGCGTCGGTGTCAACTTCGACCTGCTCAACAATAGCTACTCTCTGAAGTAGCTGTTTGCTTTTTGCGTCGAACTTAAGCTCTTCGAAGGTAGGTAGTTTGTTAAACCTATCTACGAAAGAGGAAACTTTGTCATATAATGAAGAATATTCTGGAGTAAGATAGTTTTTTCTGAGAGAAGACCAAGTAGAAATATCTTGCTGGGTTAGTAGCTGCTTAAATAGAGCACTAGCAAGATCCAAAGTATTTCTCCAACAAAAACGGGGTGGAAGTCGCCCTCCACCCCGCTGTTGCTCATTAGACTAAGTTAATTAGGCTTTTGCAGCAGCTTTTGCAGCTTTTGCGGCGCCCGAATAGTCCTTGGCGTCAACTCCACGACGAGTCAACATTGTCTTTACTCCACGCTCGGAACGATCAACTTTAGCAGCGATTTCCGCTACAGTCATCGAAGCGAGGTCGAGACCTTCGAAGGCATCTTCTGTTTTCGCAACGTGCTTAGACGCTGGGATTGCAGAGATTTCCTTTGTGCGAAGGAGCGAGAGCGCTTTACCGCGTACCGAAGGTACAGTACGGTTTAGCTTGGCAGCGATGTCTTCTAGGAAGGCATCAGCATTTGCCATCTTGATGAAAGTAGCTTGTTCGCTGTCGTTGAAGGTACGCTCGTAAACCTTCTTCTCAGTTGGCTTAACAGCAGCAGTGAGTTCCATTGAAAGAACTTTACCCTGAATCTGCTTCGCGCTGAATGTGCCGTTGTCAAAAGCGGCTGCGATTTCTGCAAAGGTGTAGTCGCCGGAGTTTGCAACAAGGAACTCACGTAGAGCGTCTTCCTGTGCTTCCGAGAACGTTTTGCTAGCTACAGTTGCGGACTTTTCGACTTCATAACCTTCTTTGCGAAGCTTTGATGCGATCGAACGTGCGCTTGTTTCCAGTTCTACAGCGGCTGCATTTACAGTTTGAATAGATACTGGTTCTTCGTTTCCTACGTAAGCTACAAGCTTCGCGAGACGGGGTTCATCCCATTTTGGTAGTGCCATTATATTAGTTCCTTTATATTGTTAACAATGATTGTGCCATTAGCACGTGCTTTTTCAGTTTTTGCGCTTTCAATCCCAGACTCGTTAACCAGATACTTGGTTGTTTTAGTCACGCTATCTACTGGTGTATATCCTTTTTCTAAAAGATAAACATGAGCTTCAGCTTTAGTTTTGAAAGACTTTAGTTTTCCAGTGATACATACTGTATCTCCTGTAATACTTTTCTTCTCAGCTACGAAGGAGAAAGGCAATTCTACCCATTCTTCTGTATCTAGCCAATTGAGAAGATTAGCTGCGGCTTTTGGGCCAAGGATAGAGTTTGCTAATTCTTCTGTGATTTCATTGATATGATTTATATTAGCACATATCTTATCCGAGGCTGTTTTGCCTATTAGTGGAATACCCATAGCCGGGAGAACTTGGTTTAGGCTCGCATTTTTACTTTTTTCAATATTTGCATAGAGCTTATTACCTAAGGTTTCTCCGAGAGCCAAAGTAATATCATCTATACTGAGATCATAAAGCTCAGGAATAGAAGTGACATCTAACTTACGAATTGCTGCGGGTCCTAGCCCGATAATTTTGAGGACCTTTCCAAAGTTTTCAATTAATTTGAGTCCTTGTGCGGGGCAGGCAGCACTTCTACAATAAAGAATGAAGTTGACTGCTACAAGCTCACTACTACAAGATGGACAATGTGTTGGGGCTTCGATCTGTGTCATACTTATCTCTTTACTGTCCTTATAGTATAATCCCGTTGAGCGTCAAAGTCAAGGAATTTTTTTCTTAACTGTGCAAAGAAGAAATATCGATACCATACAAATCTTTGATAATTTCACCAGCCTTGATCGCGATTTCTTGATGCTCTTTTTGAGTACCGTTTGCTGAGCGAAGTTGAACAAAGTGAATCCAGCTACGAAGCGTACCGTTCATATAGAGCCTGCTCTTAGTATTTCCTTCTGGAAGTACAGCGCGTGCTTGCTCTTTAGCAATACCGGCTTCAATAGCCCAATTATATGCTTTTTCAGCTTCATCATATACCCTATTTTGAGCATACTGCCATGCTGCTTGCAACGCAACGTCATCTGTTTCAATAGAGTTTTGCCTATTTTTTGTATCTTGAAGACGAGCTTCTCTAACAACATATTGCTCACCAAGTGCTGCGGGGTCAGCGTATCGCTGACTAAACTCCTGAAAGCTGAAAGACCTGTGACGTAGAATCTGACGTGCAATGTCCCTAGTAGTTGTGATCTCCATACATACGGAAACCATCTCAAAGGGAGACCAGTGATTATTATCAATAAGATATTTAATCAGCTTAGGAGCTGTATCCATTTTATCCTGGTTTGCAGGGTTAGATACTTTAGCACAATAGGCTACTAGATCGAGAGGTTCACTTAGTAGTAGATCCTCAGTGTCTACTGGCTGAGAATACGAAACTAGCTTGACCGACAAATCAGCCTCCTGTGAACATAATATAAATTTGGTAGATTAGAGCGGCCACGGCAAGTGATACGCCCATCGCTAGTATGAATCTATTTCTCATTTAGCTTTTCTCTGAGTTTGCGGTTTAGTCTTTTTAACCGCTTAACTTCTTGCTCTAGCTGACCAATTTTATCAGAGTCTATAGCTTTCCAAAGACCTGAGAAAATCCCAGCCTTAATAAGGGCATCTTGTGCCTCGTCATCATACTCTACGGTAAATGAACCATTTTTTTCTAGTTTAGCTTCTAACAACATCTAAAACATCCTTAAGTATTGAAATATGAAAACACTCAGTGTGACCGCCGAAACGCTCAGGAGGATAATATCGCTCATGTGCAAATTCTCTATGAAGTGTTTGCTCCAGGTTGTAAACTTCTTCGAGAGTTCCTTTAATGATTTTTTGGACTCGATGCTCATAGGTACCAAAGCCCCCTGCGCGGGAAGAAACAGCTTTGTAGCTTTTTCCTTTGGTGATTCCGATTTTGATACACTCACGTTTTTCGTTCCTCTTATTTACGAGCACTAGAATATATAGTACTCCGGGAGATTTGGCTACATCTGGGTTATTTTTAAAGTATGTAGTACTATAAGACATTTATTTTTTCTTTATACAGATACCACACTTAATATCTTTTTCTCTCAGACGCTTCTTTAGCTCTTCTAGCGTATAAGTCCTATCGCTGATATTTCTACAGCTACACACTATCAACTCGACCTACAATTCTTGGGATGATTTCCCCGGATCGAATAAGTTCAACTGTGCATCCGATTTCGAGTCCGAGCCCGCGTATATACTCGATGTTGTGAAGGGTTGCGCGGGATACTGTGGCGTCCCCCACCAGTACGGGTTCAAGGATGGCAACTGGGGATACCACCCCGGTTCGGCCGACCTGCCATTCAACGTCAATAAGTTTTGTTGTAACCGCAGTAGGTTTTGGTTTAAGAGCATAAGCTGCTCGTGGATGTTTTGAAGTGTGTCCGGCAGCTGCGAATTTATCATTACTATTCTCCCTTACAACAAATCCATCTAGTGGGAATTTTTGCTCTAACTCTGGAGCTTTTACCGTCTTAAACCCAGCAGTCCAAAGAATACCTAGTGAGTCGTAATAAGTATCTGCTAGATAAGGTTGACAATCATATGCTACTACAGTTAAGTCTCTGGTCTTAACTTCCTCTACGCTTTTAAGATTCATAGCGCCTGCAGCGTAATTACGTGCATTTTCTATGGTTTTAGGGGCCACCAACTCTGCGTTAATTTGCACAACTACTGCGGTTGTCGGGAGTTGGATAATAGCTGGCACGAGGTGCCGCAGCTTGGCTGTTACGTCCAAACCTTTAATACCATCGCCTCTGGTGAGAATTTGGTTGAGGTGGAAAGTATCTTCTCCTGGGTTGCAGTAATAACTCATACTTATGGCGGCGCCATCGAGTTTGGGGGTTTGATACGGATCATCTAATACAGGAGCAAGAAGCTCTTCACCGTAATGAACTTTCTGTAGCGAGTACATGCGAAAAAAGTGCGGGACGCCTTTTACAGCGTCCGCACCTACTTTATTATAGCCTGATTTCTCAGCAAGGCTGTCAAACTCCTCATCAGATATGATGGGAGTGCCAGCATAGTATGCTGCGCTTGCTTTATCGAGAAGTTCTTTAATCATTTAAGTATTATGCCATAGCTGGGGTTAAAAGTCAAGAACTATTTTGCGGAATCCAGTCAGGGACGGGTCGACTTTTCCAAGAGAACATACTTGATTTTTCGCCTATATAATAGGCTTTGTACGCCGCAATAGAGTCGTCTTGTTTATATTGATCAGGCATAGCTGGAGTAGGCTGTGTAAAAGGTATATTAGGAATATTATCTGGAGGATAAGATAAGTAATCTACAAGTTCCCCAGATTTATGATGTTTACCATATCTATAGGTATACTCGTCCAGCAGCGCAATAAACAGCTTAGATAGCCAAATATAGTTTTCTTTGCTGGCTCTAGCCCATACTGCTGATGGGTGATTAACGTGGGTAGCCTTATAGAGAATATCTTCTCTATCGTCAGGTAGTTCCCAGTTTTTAAGTCGCCTGCCCCCTTCAGACAGTCGTATCCCCTGTACACCATCTATAACTCTATGAGCTGTAGAAAGTAGCTGAGCATACTCTAAAATCATTTTTACACAATGTTTGTCGACATGCTCACGAGCACATTTTTCAACATCGTGACTTAGATAGAAAATGTTCAAACGTATAAATCCTCTAGTAATTCGCTGAAATGTTCTTTGATTGCTTGCTTACTCTCGCCTAATGATAAAATCTCTAGACAAGCTATAAATAGTTGTTTGATATTATCTAAATCTAATGGCATAACAACACCATCTTTTCCATGGCACCAGTTTTCATCAAAATCTAAATAATATTTACGTATATGAAGGTACTCTACCCCATTAAATACATTTACTGTGACTCTCCATTGACAATCATCAGTTTGATAAATTATGCGATCATACATTGTTTTTCAATACGCTTGCTAGTGGCGCTACTGATGTTACTAAATCAGCTCGCACTAGTCTATAAGAATCCGTATCCCACGCCCAGGTTAAAACAGTATTATCTGTTTCTTGGGCATGGGTACGTTTTTCTTTTATATATGGGGTACTGAAGTCTACTGTAACAACATTATATTTTAACTTATTAGACTCTTGGCCTTTATAAGTAACTATTGCGTCACCTGCTTCTTCAATTTTTCTTCTTAGTTCTTCCTTATTCATTATATCTCCAAGCAGTTGTGTAAGTTCTCTTACGTTACCGCCTGATACACGAAAATCCAGAAAGCTATTGTAAACAGGAGAGTAAAAATTGCTCCCCAGTTTACCCGTTTGATTGCCTTTACAATTTGAATACAAATTTCTAGTAAAAGTATCATTTTTATGCCTATTGTTTGGTACTTCCGGCGGGAGTCGAACCCGCATTTTGCGGCTATCTACCGCTAAACACTTTATAAGGGTGGTAGTTTACCATTAACCTACGGAAGCATAGTATTACTATCTCAAAAGTATATTATAATTTGAGACTTATGTCAAGAACTATTTTTAAGAACTACTTTATTAAAAAGAGTGCCAATTTTCAAACCCTTTAATATAGAGCTTTTTAAATTTATCTATATCATAGAAGTATTCTTTACCAGTTTTTGGCTCACTAGACAAGTCCATATTATTAATTGAGAATGGAACGCTAGCATGAACATACCAATCCTCATAGCTTTTATCTTCATAGAATGATATATCAGAGACGACTAGTTTATAGTTCTTAGATTTTAAATATTCTCTAGACTTCTCACGTATTTCTTGATTTTCATAATGATTGTGCTCAAAAGTAATAGCTTTAAATTTATATTGATCAAATGGAATTTTTAATAGAACATCCATAGAGAGACTCTGCGGAGGGTCTATATCTATTTGTAGGTAATCTATCACTTTTGGCGCATTTTGCTCAGAAAGTAATTGAACATAGTCTATTTTAAGAGCATCTGTTTGTAGACACAAATTATCTCTTAAAGCTCTAAATCTTTGTGTTGGACTAAATGCTAAATCTATAGAGATGCCCTTCCAATCAAACTCTCTCTCTAATAAACAAGTATTGCTGTGCAGCTCTGGGTCACCACTACCTATTTCTAAATAAAACCCATCTTTTTTTCCTTTAGCTACTAGAAGTGCAAATAAATCTTGGTGAGATTGAGCATAGCTTTTTTGTATATTTTCCGCGCCCTCAAAAGTTCTTTTTAGTGCAGAAGCTACTAAAGGGCTGTGCCTTGTATAAGCATTAGGGTTACCTACCTGAAGAACATTATATTTTATGAGGTTTTTGTAGAAAGGAGAAAATTTATCACTATGTACATCCAAACAATGAATTATTTCTCTAGACTCGTCTGTATTGCCTATCCACCAAGCAGATACTGCTTTTTCAAAAAATAGTCTATAATCTTTCTGCTCACATTTATCAAAACCTACAGAAGCAACCATGTAACAGTCGTGCCATCTTTGCTTTTGTTCGTAAAATTGAGATAGAATAAAATAAGGTTCTGGGTTGTTGGGGTCTAGAGCTACTGCTCGTTTTAATAGGCCTTCTACTGTGCCCTCTCTACCGCCCGCTGCCATAAAGTTTCTAGCTGCCCCGCTTATAGCTGTATATACTTTTTTACGGTCATTGCCCGCAATATCTGCTGCTTTTAGATAGTGCGTTACTGCAGAGGCTAGCTGCCCTATTTTTTCATAATAGTTGGCTAAATTTATGTTTGCCTCAAAACTGTATGGGCTACGTATGTATGTATTAATTAAATCTTGGGTCATATAAACATTCCTCAGGCATTTTTAAAATGAAGGCACTATTGTCTTGGAATCCGAAACTTATTAGAACATTCCCGTTTTTAAAAGCTAATCCACAGCAAAATTCTATTTCACAATCCATAAAAGAAAAGCATTTCTTTGATACGCTAACTACTTTTAAATCTTTGTCGTAAAAAACTATTCTATGTCTATACTTAGCGTTTTTGCTGCCAAGCTCACTATTAAATAGGTATACTTCGTGAGTTATACTTACATATCCGTCTCTAAACGGTACTACATGGGAGCTTCCTCTTAAATCAGCACATGTTTCTATATTGCTATGGTGTATAGCTACTTGTTTAGTTATGCCATCTTTATACTCTACTATTTCAGTAGGACTATGCCATTTTACATAAGTTATTTCTGGCTTACCTAAAACTACTGCCCAGTTCTTTTCACAGTAAGATTCTACTAGCCCAGGTGTAGGTATTCTTTGTCTAGATACTTCCTTACATACTCCATCGATATACTCTAACTCTGAGAGTTCCATACGACCTTCACCGTTAGTTGTAGTATCCCTTCTAACGCCAGTTATATAAAATTTACCCTCGTGTTTAAACAACCTACCATCCTCTAGGCCAACGAACTCCCATATAGGGTCCTTGTCAAGGGCGCTAGTATCTATTTTAGAATAATTTAAAATATTTAGATCATCGTCTAACTCTGCAAAATAATTGAAGGTTCTTAAGTACGGGTCTGCTTCTGGGTGTAAATACTGTAACGGGCCATATAAATGGTAAAATTTTTGACTTTCGCTATGATATAGAATATAATTCAATACTCTAATGTTGACGTAAGTTTTATCCCCATCAACGAACACAGAGGGGTTCATAATACCCATCCCATTAGTTTCTTGGCTGGGCAGAATTAATTGCTTTACCGTTCCCCCATTGTCTAGGGCTAACTGTGCTAAGTTCATATTGAAATCCTTTGTAAATCTATATTATTATTTTTCCACCAATTTAGTATAAACTCATGTGAGTCATGGTGTAGTGGGCCTTGTCCGTCATACATTACTAATTCTGTGCCTTTATATGTAGACTTGCAATTAACTGTGTCTTCAACAAATAGTGGAAATATGTAAACATTACTATTACTTGGGTCAAGTATAACATTTTCTACTATAGGCAGAAATGATGTTTTTAAGTCTACACAGAAATTATTAGGGGCTATTACATGCTGATCTATTACTTTCTTTGCGTAAGAACGCTTTACTATAAAAGCTGCAATACACCAATCATTCCAATTTCTACTTCTTATCTTTGTAGGAGTTTCTAGCCCCTCTCCGACATTTACTAATTGTATTGCTTCCCAGTTCGTTGGTAATATACTAATAAACTCTTTTAAAGTAAATTTCCAATAATCTAAAGTTTCAAAAGAAACATCGTCCTCCATTATTATACAGAAGTCGTCTTGGCAAGTATTATACCAATCGTATAAATTATAAAGGTGAGACGCTATAGGCCCATAGCTATTGCTATGTAGCGCCTGTAACGTCTCACCCTTTAAGCTAAAATCACTTGTCTCAAATCTTTCACAAATAATGAATTTATAGTTATTAGTATATTTATTAATTTGTCTTACAAAATTATCGCGTCTGTCAGCAGACTCTCTTAGAGTTATAACTCTTATTGTAGGCAGATTATCTAACAAGTTATCCTTTGATTTTATGGTTTTTCTACTGCTTTTGCTGCTTCGGCTGCTGCAACTGCTGCTGCTTCTGCAGCTACTCTTGCTGCTTCTTCGGCTGCTGCAACTGCTGCTGCTTCTGCTTCTGCAGCTACTCGTGCTGCTTCTTCAGCTGCTGCAACTGCTGCTGCTTCTTCTGCCGCTTTTGCTGCTAAAGCTGCTTCTGCAGCTGCTACTTGTTCAGCTAGTGCTACTTCTGCGGCTATTCTAGCTGCTTCGGCCGCTTCTACTGCTGCTGCTTGTTCTGCTGCAATTCTTGCTTCTTCAGCTGCTCGTGCTGCTTCTTCGGCTGCTATTCTTGCTGCCTCGGCGGCTGCTACCTCTTCAGCGGCTACTCGTGCGGCTTCAGCTTCTGCTGCTAATCGTGCTGCTTCTTCGGCTGCTGTTGCCTCTTCAGCGGCTACTCGTGCTGCTTCAGCTTCTACCGCTAATCGTGCTGCTTCTTCGGCTGCTGTTGCCTCTTCAGCGGCTACTCGTGCTGCTTCAGCTTCTGCCGCTAATCGTGCTGCTTCTTCAGCTGCTATTCGTGCTGCCTCGGCTGCTGCTGCCTCTTCGGCGACTACTCGCGCTGCTTCGGCTTCTGCTGCTAATCGTGCTGCTTCTGCTAATGCTGCTTCTTCGGCTGCTATTCTTGCTGCCTCGGCGGCTGCTACCTCTTCAGCGGCTACTCGTGCGGCTTCAGCTTCTGCTGCTAATCGTGCTG